AACACCCTTAGCAATACCCCATTCGTCAAATTCAGCATGGATAGCGGCAACACCCTCAGGAGTATTAATATCAATACCGTTTTCTGCACACAAAGCAACAAGTTCCGGATTACGTTCCGCAATAGCTTTGTCAACTTCGGCAACAGTAGAGATAAACATTACATAGTCACCATTAGCCAGACCCAAAGCACGAGATACAGGCGGAGTGATACGGAATGCACCAACTGTCGGATTAATAACTAATTCAGGTTCACTAACAACACCACGTTTAGCAACGTTAACTGCACCAAGACCAAAACTCAATTTACCATTTGCAAAAGTTTTCATTGTGAAATAAATTTTTAATTAAACAATTATTACAAGGGGATTTTCCCCAAGAAGTTCTTTTTCTTTAGGATAGGCATATCTAACTGTATAACCATAATAAGTCTTTTTCTTTTTGATATAATCAGCAAAACCAGTATTAGTAGTTTTAAAGTAATCAGCAAGACAAGGACTATTTTTAGCAATAATTTTCTTATTATCTTTAACAAGAACAAGCGCACGTGAATGACTATTAGCTTGTTTAATAAGAGCATTGCCATAATCATGATTATAAGATTGAGTACACCATTCCAAATTAGCGGCTCTATTATCAAGTTTTTCTTCGTTTTTATGATTAACGACATTATAAATATCAGGATTAGGATTTTCGCAAAATAAATAAGCAACAAGTCTATGAGCGCTAATAACAACAGGTTTAGAATTTATTATTAAAGTAAATATTCTATAACCATAAATATTAACATGCCCATTAACTAACCTATTAAAATGAATATTACGAACAAGTCCACTATCACTAACTTCATAGTCACTATCTTTAATACGTTTCCAAACTGTATCAGCCTTAATAGAATAATTATTAATTTGATATTTGCGCAAAACACGTTTAACTTTATTATTCAATTTGAATATAAACTTCATAACAAAATAATTAATCAATAATACAAAACATAGTTAAACCTTTTCTTTTATCTATTGTTTGAATTACGAAAACTTTTGTTATGATAAACGAGTTTATAAGCAAAACAAAAATCAATAAATCAATCGACACTTTCAGCACTAATGTCGATAATATCCGCATCGTTAAGTTCACGACCACTAACAATCTTCAATTCAGAAGTTTCCATAACTCCGAAAAGAATATCCGAAGCAATATCACGAGCTGCATAAGTAAAAGCCCGATGTCCAATAAGAATACGAGCATATTTTTGATACGTATCTTTCGTAAACATACCTGCTGCTTGAGCTTCTAAATAAGAAAAATGTCCAATAGCGTGAACTTCTTTACCATTAACGATACGGCAAAGGTCATACTCCGTAACAAAGTCAATAGGCTTAGCCGGAATACGAGTTATAGGTATCTTCTTTTGAGCAATAATATTATTAGCATGTTTCTGATTAACAGCTACTTGATGATGTTCAGTAAGCTGATATTCACGATAAGTATTCCCATTAAAATCTTGATACCATTTAACGGGATAAACATATACATGTTCAGTATCAGCTTCTGCTTTCTTAGTAGCCTCATCAGCATTTGTAGCTTTAATACAAAACTCTGGAAGAAGATTTTCAGCATAAACATTAAAGCCATCAGTATATTCATACTGAGGAGTATAATCTTTAATAAGTTCCCAAGTTACTCCTGCCCTTGACAATAATGCTTTAATAATATGAATATCAGTTCCAGTCTTACCATTAATAACATGAATATGTTCAATACATGTACTAAAAGGAAGACCTAAATCTTGTGCCCGCATAAGAATAGCAAGACCGTCATTGACAGACTTAACACCACCTTTTTCACTTCTCATAATCTTAGTGATAAGCATTTCAGCAGCAGCTTGTTGCTTGGCATCAAAAAGATTAATAGAACTAAAACCACGAGCATGATTAACAGGAAGATTTTCATCTTTAGTTGCAGTAGGAACAACATCTGCAACTACTTCTTGTCGTTCATTCGTTTCTTTATTCTCCATTATTTCAAAGACCTAACTTTTTGTTCTTGATTACATTGACAAAGATAGATATTATCTTTAAACTAACAATCATCAGCAACGAAAAAATTTTGTTGATTATCATTTTTAACAATTTCGTGCATCGGGCTGTTTTTCTCCTTGTTCAGTTCTTTTTCCTCAATCGTGCCAGCAAGATACAATTTATAAAATACAGCCTTATCTGCATTAAAATGAACACCGTTATAACGATAACGAAACTCGTCAATAGTATCGTTGAATGGGGTAGTGAAAATAACGGCGTCAACGCTGCATTCCAGCCCCGTATAGGAACGATTTTTCATACTCAATACATATAATAAGGTGGACTTCTGAAAGTCGCTTAAATCGCACGAATTGGCGTCAAGATTAAAACGCTCAACATTAAGATTAGAAAGAGCTTGAGCTTTATAAAGACGAATTTCACCTTTATTGTTTCCAGATTTATAACGTACATAATCACCAGTTCTTTCGTCAATAATAGCTTTAGGAGCAGCAGCATCGTGATAATCACCACAAGCAATACCGTTCTCAAGAAGACATTCAGTTATAGCAGCAGCAAATTCTCCACGCTTAGAAACAATAAGAACTTTCTTACCTTTAAGCTGATTATTAAGCAAATCTAAAATAGCATCAAATTTACTATAATTATCGGTAAGAAGATTCTTTCGTTCTCGCATGATATTATAAGCTGTATTAGCTCGTTCTTCAAGAGAAGTAGGATTAAAATAGGAATCAACTTCTTTATCAAAAGGATTATTTGGGTCGAGTTTATCACTCCAACCATTATAAGCAGCAATACCAAGACGAACTTGTTCAGCACTTTCTCCGGTATATTTGTTACCATTACGAGCAAACTCCATAGTTTCAAAACTACCAAAGATATTAATACAGCCAGTAATATAATCAGTATATTCCTCATACTTTTCTTTATCACCAGCTTTAGTAAAATCAAGCATGATACGATGTTCCTCTACGGGGGAGATAACAGATGTAATATCTGTAATCTTAGCACTATTCATTGGCGGAAAAAGCTTATAAATTTCAGCTTTATCGGCAGCAGAATATTTATCATTACCAATAGCGTTATTCATAATAAATAAACCATACTTTGTTCGAGATGCAACAGCACGAACACCAGCAATAGTTTTAAGATTTACATAAATAGCAATATTGTAACGATAGTTAACATCATGTCGAATATAATCGACACTTAAAGCAGTATAATTAGTAGTAGGAATATTATTCTTATTAAGAGTATTAACTACCGCAGAACGAGTAGCATAACAATCAACAACAATAATAATTTTAGTAGCAGGATTTTTAGCAATACTTCTTTGACAAATCTCAAGACAAAGAAGAGTTATGTCCTCGTCAAGAGTATAAATATAAGTTCCATTGGCATTAAATTCACTAACCCAACGAGTAGCAATATCATAATAATTATTAGGTATCTTCATAGTCATCTTCATCAAAGAGAGAATTGTACATTCCAGCTTTTTTCTTAATCTTAGTCTTACCTTTGCCTTTAGGAGATATACCAAGCTTTACAGGATTAATAATCTTATATGCTTCATCATAATAATATTTATAATTAATATCACGAAGAGCAATATCAACATCATCAAGACTGTTACAAACTTTAACTTGAACTCCAGCAGCCATACGTTGCCGAGCACCACTAATATTATGAACTTTCTCAATCATGTAACCGTTATTGGCAACATAAAAACGAACATAACGTTGAGAAACATGAACGGTATATTGTCCATCAACAACTTTAGTTTCTTCAACATGGAACTGTTTCCCGATGTTTTGAGTAGCACAAAAATCGAGAATGTTAGTAGCTGCTTTAAGCGTATCCATAACAGGAATATGATTAATAAAATAATCATAAACAGCTTTACTAACAATAGGCATACTATAACCTTTTTGAAGGTCATTAAGATACATAAGAGGATTAAACGTTCCTTTAAGTTCATCTTCAAGTTTAAGCTTGCCAGTTTTCTTATCTTTAACTCGAAATTGAGCAATATAATTATTCACATCACGAGCTATAAGACAATGAAGAACATCAGCATCCATACTCATACCCGTAGTCTTTTGCCACCAATCTACAATACGATTAAAATCTTCTTCTTTATCTTCATAAACCTTAACCATAAGACCATCTGTATTAGCAGAAATGATAGGAATACCATTAGCTTCAAGCTCTTCGCATAACATCAATAACATTAGCTGTCCGTTTATCGTTACTTGAAGAGTAGCAAGACGGTCATATAGAGGCCCATTTTCAAAACCAAATTTACCATATATAGAATTGATAACTATCTTAAGAACAAGAGCAAGAACGTCACGGGGAATACCATCTACAACAGCTTCATCAGAATGTTTAACTGTAACACGAGTATCTTTCATCCATTGGATAAGATTACGAAAAGCACTCTTAACCATGTGAGCAGGTGCTACTCCATAAAAAGCCATAATAGAAGGGTAATAGGACGAACAATACCTTTTACCTTTCGGAAAAAGACTGACTATATCTTAATCTTGTTTATTGCCATATCCATTAGCAAGTGGATTTCCTTTAGAATCAGTATAACGCCAGTAAAACCCATAAGGATGTTTTTTACTACCATTGCAGCCGCATCTAATAACACTTGCTGTATAACCAAGTTTATCTACAATTTCATTAACACTATTCCAAATAGCAATAGAGTTACCATTAAGGTCATATTGAGTAATATAATTAGATTTAAGTTTACTCATTTTTTCTCTAAATTCTTTGGTTTTATGTGAACTTTTATCTGTATTAGCGCATTGTTTGCGAAGCTCTTCGTCCATATAATAACCGCTAATTTTAAGATTGTAAAGATTATTAATACCAATTTCTATTTGAATACGTTTTTCTTCTTGTAAAAGAGCATCTTTAGTACAAATAAGATAAATGTCAAAACAAAAATCGTTATATCCATAATCATTAAAATCTTTTTGAAGACGTTTATTGGTATGTTTATTATTAAACAATTCACTAAAATGTTTACCAATACGTTCGGCAACATTAGTAGTACTACCAACATATTGTTTATTAGTAGTTTTACATTTAATGTAATAAACACCAACAATGTCTTTAAATTTAGCAAAATCGCCATAAGGAACATGAGCGTTTCTACGAACAACTCCATAAACTTGTTTAGCTGTTTTCTTTTCTCCATTAACAGCCGATAAAGTAAAATCAAATTTAACCATAACAATATTATATTTAAAATTGATATGGTAAAGATAATATCTTATTTTTCAATATGCAATAAAAATCAAGATTTCTCGCGTTTCCACAATATATTAATATCATGTACTCCCATTAAGGGATAGTCGATGAGCCTTACTGTTATCTTGATTCACATCAAAATGAGCAGTCTTGGTTGCTGATTGTCATATATTAATAACTTTTCAAGCATTCACACTTAGATTTTCATCTTATGTTGTAGCGTTATTAACTTCACGAGTTTCCAGCAGTTAACGAGATTAGGACGCTTCGTCACTTACGTCCGCATGTTTAATAGTAAACTTACGAGTATTACCAATAGCCGATTTATCAAGTATCTCCCCCGTAGAGGAACGATAAACTCCATTCCATTCAGTAGTGCTCCATATTTCCATAGGAATATCTTTACTATGAAGACCACCCGTAGCCAAATTATAAACCGTTTTACCAATAACAATCTCTTCTTGAAGAGAATCTTTATTAACTCGATAAACAACAGTCTTTCTAAGTTTAGCAAGTAATTCTTGAAGTTGAGGATTTTTAAATCTAACACAATCAAAAATAATCTTACCAATACTCATGGCTTTACGTTCGGTTCTTCCGTCTTTCCAACGGTCATAAGGAATACCACTAAATTTAGTATAGAATTTCTGAAAAAGAACATCAGCCATATTACTACGGCTACTATTAAGCACATCTACTTCGTAACTTGCGCTAACAGCATAACGAGATTTAATTTCGTCAGGTTTAAGACGAACTATTTCGGCAACAATAAAAACATCGTTAAGATTGTAATGAAGCATATCAGGAATATATTCATCAAGAATATACCTATCCCACTTATCAATAGTGTTATTAAGTTCTTCAAGACTATATCCTTTGTATTTTACATCTTTACGATAATATTCTGCTTCTTTCTCATTTATAGGCGGAAGTTCATATTCAAGAAGTTCATACCATTGAAGATTAATAGAAGTTTGTTTAAGACCTTTAGGAATATATTTCTTTTCTCCTGTTTGACTATCGTTATATGAACCAGCTTTATTAAGAGCAAAGATTTTCATAACATCAACTCCAACAAAAGGAAGTTTAAACTTATTAAGACTACGAAGAAAGAAATCATTTTTACCAGCTTCCTTATCATTCTGAAGTTCAATAATACGTTTACTTGTTTGGAAAAGTTTAGTTATAAGTTCTTTGGTAGTATCAAACTGATTAAAATACATAAGAAAAGCAGCAACCATAAGATTGTCATAACTTTTACTATTGTATCCATATAAGTCTGTACGAGCAGGAAAACCATTACTGTCAACAGCAAATTTATAAATATAATCAACCATAGTAAATAGTTGACTATCATCAGTGGCAGTAATGTAAAACTTTTTGTTTTTAATTCGACTAAGCCTATCTTTAATAGCTCCAACTGTTAGTTTCTGAATAAGAGGAATTTTCTTTCCTTTATCATTAACACAATCTTTAAAAGCATTAAGATAGTCAGCCAAATCAACAAAAGTAATAGAAAAGAAATTAGGAAGTACTTCGACATCGAAACATTCTATTCGGAGCATAACGTTAAGTTCTCATATATCTATATTTATTAAAATGTTGAATAGCTTTAGCAAGTTTGCTTTTTACAGCTTTAATATGCTCGGCGTCACCAAGTTTGGTTAAATTGAGAGGGATATAAAGAATATGATAACCATTAGAATAAAAGCTTTTAAAACTATCATTTCCAGGAAGAACAGTATTCCAAGCACGTCCAAAGATTATCATAAACTTATATTTAATAGAAGCAAGTTCTTGACACATAATTCGATTACAATGAATATTAGCATCTTTAGTAACGTTATAAGACGGATACCGAGGACATTTAATATCATAAGTAACATAACATTGTTCAAGTAGTTCGTAATTAGTTATATCAAGCCACATAGCTTTTAATATACCAATGAATCTATCTCTATTTTCCTTGCCATAAGCACGAGGAATAACAAGAACAGTATTAGAAGTAATACAACCAATTCCTACTTCAATATTACGACCAGCATTGAATAACCGATTAGGACAAGAAGCACAATAGGCACACGTATCGACAGTCATATAGAAAATCATTCTTCTATTATAACACATCTATCATAGCAATAACCTTTAAACATTGGAGAATGAACAAGAACAACATCATCACTTTCAATAATATCGTAATTTAGATGTTCGTCTTGAATCATATTCCAAGAATATTCGGTTTCTTCTAATAGACCAATAATAAAAAGATTAAAAACAACTGTATAACCAACAATAATACCTTTATCTGTATGATGTGTAATACAAGTCTTGCCAATATATTTGCCAAAATCAGAAGCTTTATCTATTTGAACTTTCTTTTTAGCCATAGTTTAAAACTAAAAAATCAGAAGCACGAGAACAAGCAACATAAAGACGTCGAAGCAAATCATCGGCATTTGTATAAGGATGTCCATTCTTATCAAATACCATATCATTTATATCAACGAATACATTCTTGTATGTACTACCTTGTGCTTTATGACTGGTTAGAGCAAAACCGTAATCGATATCACGAGTAAACATAATACGTCCAAGAGTATCTCGAACATCACAAAGAAGAAGATATTTACGCTTAAACTCAAAATACTTTTTCCATTTAGAACTTCTATCATAAGATTGAGCAGCTTTAGCAGTTTCAACAAGATAGTTTAGTTCTTGGCAATAAGTATTAAAAGTATAAGCATCTCTATGGTCAATAACAAATAAAGGTTTGGTAATTCCACCACCATGAATAGCTTGGAACTTAACCATAAAACCTTTGAAGCCATAATCTTGGTCGATAAAATTAAGAATATCACGAATAATATAATCTTCGCTATTATTAATAATAATATCATTGAACTCGTCAACTATTGTAGTATAACTCATAATCAAATCATTATTATTAAGAATAGACCTGTCAGCATTTTTAATTGTAACATTCCTAATATGATTATTCCAACCAGTAACAGCTTTGTTTGTATAAGCAACAAGACGATATAAATCTACATCCTTTTCAAAATCTTTATCAACGAAACCACGATTAATAAGTTGTTTAAATTCAGCATTACCAACAACTATATAACCTTTTCCGTTAACAACATCCTTACGATGATTACAAATATAAGAAAGAAAATTATAACTTCTATTCTTAATATCTATACGAAGAATGTCAAGAAGCTCTCGAATAGGATTAGTATCTTCTTGTCGAACAATCTCAGTAAGGCGATTAATTTTGCTCGCTACTTTAAAAGCATAAGAAACAGTTTCTTTAACAGGAGCAAGCTGGCTATCATCACCAATAAAAATAACTTTAATTTCTTGTTTTCTACAATAAGCAAGTATATAATTAACAAGAGCACGATTAAGCATCGAACTTTCATCAATTATAAGAACTCGTGTAGTATCGCCATTAAATTTAATGCCACCAATAGGTTTAAAAGCTGGATTATTTGGGTCAAAATCTTCAATGTCAACATCAAGACGAAAACCAAATAGTTTTTGAATAGTATCAACTTTCGTTTTAGTAGCATTAGCAAGAACACGACAAGCTTTATGCGTAGGCGCAGCGCAGATAATCATAGACCTTGTATAACGACAATGTTCAATAACATATTTCATAACAAAAGTCTTACCAACACCACCAGCTCCACATAAAGCTTGTACATTACTACTTGTAGAAAATGGAGAAGCAATAAAGTCTATAAGATTATCAACAGCCTTTTGCTGCCCTTTATTAAGAGTAACAGTTTCTTGATTTCTTTTACTTGGAATAAACTCCATTATCTGTATTTACTTCTTTTTCTTTATTAATATATTCTTCATATTCTTTATAAGCATCAGATATTTCTCTTACATCAGAAGGATTGTAACGAACAATAACATGAAAACGAATAATACCAAGAGTATCCTTAATCAAATTACCTCGTACAATAAGACCATCAGCAATAGCAGAATAGAATTTCTTATTCATACTAATTCGACTTTCTTTATCTCGAATAATCTTAATACGATGTCCATATTTATCTTTACCACGAAAATAAACAGTTTTACGTTTGAACGTTTTATGACTGTCAGGGTCAAAGAAATAAGAACCATTAAGACCAAGATAAGGATTATTGATATAGCATTTAAGAACTCCATCAACAGTAATAACTTTACCTGTTACATCTCTTGCTATTACATCATCTTTCTTAACAGGAGAACGCTTTTTAGGTTGAAGCGCAGATAAAGAGAAATTAAACTTAACCATGACTTTAACGTTTACGAGTCATAATCTTGTTTACTTTAGCAGCAAGAATGTCTTTAGGTTTATGCTTGATATTTACATCAGCAGCGGTATCAGCATCATCTTTCTTCTCTCCTTTACGGGGTGGGACATTATCTTTATAGATTTTCTTATACCCGCAATAATTGCAAAGAAAATCCAATTTGCCGTTAGTACTGTTACCAAGAGGAATACCATTAGTAACAGTAATAACTTTGACATTAGTATCAATACTGATACCAGACATTCTTTTAAGAACGTTAACAACTCCAACTTCATCGTATTTTCCCATAACTTTACATTGGTTAAAATTAAACATATATAAATAATAAATAAGCCGCAATTACGGCAATAATAATCCAAATACTTTGAGTGTCATACTTGTTATGAAATACATATTCGTTTACAAGACAAATATTAAGACAAACAAGAATAACAATAATATCAGTAACAATATCCATAGTATCACGATTTAACTCCCCCGTAGAGGATGGAAACAACATCAAGTCATCTTATCTGCAAGCAGAACAGCAATGCTAACAGCACTCCAAACAATAGCCACAAGAATAACAACAATTATAATTGTAGCTTTAATACAGAACTTTACTTGCCACCTCATACTTTACGAACGTCAAAAGAAATAATCGTAGATTCTTCTTCAACAGAATAAGTAGACTTAACAAGGTCAATAGGAACAGCAGCACCTTTAATATGATTATTAACAAAATAGCGAGTAGCAGCTTTTTGGCAATTTTCTTCTGTTTTACCAAGAACAATAATAACAACACTCGCATCATTTGTAGAGGAATATAGTTTCATCATAATATTAAAAATTTAAAGATTCAACAAGAGCAGGAAAATCACAATCAATTTTAGTAAGATGATAATTATCAAATCTATCTTTCATTCTAACGTTAATGCTATTAGCTGTACACTTAATACATTTTATAGCCTTAACATAAAAAGAATTATTATCGACAATTTTATAAGCATCATCAGGAGTAAAAGCACAGAGATAATAAATATAAGCAAGAATAATCTTAACTCCATTTATCAAAGCATTTACTTTAGTGATATAATAAACACCATTAACTACTATATGCTCAATTTCTTTATCTCCTGAAATATGAATAACAAGATTATAATAATTATCTCTTTTATCAGCATGAAACCAAATACCAAAATTACCATGAAAGAAAGCAACAACTTTCTCTATATCATCAGTATTATCTTCCATAAGAGCATTAAGCATAATGTTAATCTTAATGTCTTTCTTACAATCATTACTAAATCCAAACATAATAGTAAGTTATTTAAGATAAACATTAATAGCCTGTTGCAAATCTACATGTGTAAGAACAGAAGTAATAAAATTCTTAATAGGTATAATATCAACATCCATGAAATGCTTAACAACATAAATATCATTAGCATTATTATCAAGAATCTTATTTAAAAGAGCATCGTCATTTGTTTTAGTATAAACAAGATAAGCAAAAGCAAGAAATATAGCATGCGATATACATTTTCCAAAAGTATCAAATGGAATAACACAAATATTAGGTTTCATCTCGGCAAGATGATTAACCAAGGCTTTGTTGCTAATACGTTTTGGTACATATTGTGTAGTACGAATATAAGGATAATAACAACAAATATTTGGATAATAATCAGCGGCAACAATTATCTGATAATGAGAACGTAGTTTATCAATAATATCAACAACTGTAACTTCTTCATTTGCAGGAACGTTAAACAAAGCCATAGCAGCAATATTAACAAAACGTTCTCTATCTGGATTTGTATAATTAATCATAGCAAAATAATTTTATTATATAATAAGAAAATAACGCATTTACAGCCTCGTCACACGACTTTTATTCGAGAACGATAGATTAATCATTTCGATATAGAAAATCGCATGACGGGCAAAAGAAGCCTATCTACGAAGATGAGCGGTCTGCTTAGCAACTTCTCCGAAATACCACATATCCCTAACTCCGGAGCGATGCGAACACGATAAAGAACTTTATCAGCATCTTTAGCAAGACTACGGTCTTCGACAATTCCAAAACGTTTTTCGGGTATTATCCAAACAACATCGCCGACTTTATAAGCAGCCATATCTTCAACGGCTTTTTCTCTAACATCAGCATCAATGATTTCTTCAATATTATCCATAGTTATTTAGATTTTTGTTCAAGAGCTTCAATAAGACTTTTATTATGTTTAATAATTTCAGCATTATTTTCATTAACATCTTGAGCAGTAGCAACAATTTTAATCATAAGGTCATGGTTTTCTTTTTGACATTTATCAAGAAGATTAACACGGCTATACAAAACATCGCAATAATCACGAAGTTTATTAGTTCTACGCCACAGCGCATTAATGGAAATGATAGCTGCTATCAGCCATAATGACAAAAGCATTATTACCGTCAATAATAATTTGGGATTTAAAATAGTTTGTTCCATAAGTATATTTATTAAGTGAATAATAATTAGCAATAACAAAAAAGCCAGCACTATTCTCACGAACGGTACTGGCACTATGACAAAACAGATTTGTAAACATAGATTTACATTCAACACAAGTAGCATTGTTATAACTAACCTTTTAAACTCTAAGACAATGAACTAAATAAAGATTAACAAGAACCTATTTAGCCGCAATCACACCCCGTAGAGGATGGAAAGCTTCATTGTTTCGGCTTCAATTCGCCATCATCAGTTAGAGAAAGAATAATAGCACTATTCTCACGAACCGTACATTGTCAAGACAAATAATTAAGTTTAATAAAACAGATAACTAAAATTGCAGACGCTTCTGCACTATGACAAACATTAATAAAAACAAACACTATCTAACTAAATGCACAAAATAAATAGAACTATTGCTATTCTCACGAACTGCAATAGTAAGTCAATCATTTAGAAATTAAGTTTTACGAGCATTACTATTCTCACGAACAATAAGGCAACAAATCCATGTAGAAATATATGTACGAACAGATTGTCATTTATTGGCTCTACGAGCAAGTTCTTTTTCCAAATCTTCTTTAGAAATACCGGAAAGGTCAACAGTTGTATTGGTTCTTTCTTTATTTTCTTCAATAGCATTAAATCTGTCCCAATAAATATTATCAAGAACTTTCAAATCATCTTCAACAATATGATTGATATTGTCGTTCCAGTTCTTGATAAGTTTACGATAGATATTGAAAGCATCGAGAAGATTTTTAAGAGAACCGAGTTCAATATCTCTGGCTAACTCAAGAACATCATGAACAGCAAGAACTCGTTTAAGAACATCGAAATGTTTACCTTTTTCAAAGATAAGTTCTCTTTGTTCAGCAAGAGTATTTTCTTTGAAAGACTTAGCAAATTTAAGAACATCAGCAGCTTTATCATTAAGCTTGTTAATAATCTCTTGACGTTTTCTTTCAGCACCGTCTTCAGTACAATTGTCACAATCACCGTTGCAACCAATCATTTCACAAGCAATAATAGCAGCAAGTTTCTTAGCATCTTCTTTTTCATATTTGTATAAGTTTTAATTTAATCATAAAAACCAAAATCGTTACTATAAGGAGTATCGTCTGGCATAATTCCATTATATTCAGAACTGTTATCTAAATCAGTATTAACAAGTTCAGCATCAATAGTAACGCCAGCGACATTATTATCTTCTTTTTGAGGTGGAATATAAACTATTTCCATATATAGAAGCAATTAGAGTACTGCCCCGATAAAGAATAACATTATCAAATTGAGAATGAAATAAAGCAGGTTATTTATCTTGTGTTATCCTCTACGGGGCAGGTGAACAAACTATTTGTTATTATTGGTATTACCAAGAACGTCTTCTCCGTGAATATCATTGTCAACAAAGAAGTTTTCAAGAACAACGCCAGCATCACGAGCAATGTCTTCAAAACTCTTAGCGAAAGAACAGATAAAGAAAGTTTCGGTATAAAGAAATTCTTTATTAAGACCATTTTCTTTAAGCTGGAACTTATTCCAAAGGAAATTCACATAGCATTTACTATCTTGTTTAACAAGACCACTTTCTTTTGCAGCTGTGATAATATTCTTGGCAGTATGCCGACGAATATCGCAATTGAAATTAAGAAAAGCAGCAATCTTAGCAGTACTTTCGGGAACACCTTTGGGAATAACAGTCTTTCTGTCTTGTTTGTTACTTGGTTGATTAACAGGAGCAGCGGCTGTAACAACAGCAGCTTCATTGGTAGGAACATTTTCTTCCATAACAGTAAAATTTAAAAGATTAATATTATTGTTGGTTTTATTATCATGGCGACAAATATAGAAACTATATCCATACGACCAAAACAATATAGGAAATTATTTATCAAATTATTAATAATATTGATAATAGTGTTAGCGACAATGATACAAATGCTTAGTATCAGTAGAATAAATCTTATTCGTAGCAAGACTACAAAAATTATAATAACAAGAATGAATATAACGATGTTAATTATAATATTATAGCGAATGCTATTAATAAAGATAATAAAACTGATAAAGCTAATCTTGTTGAAGCTAATAATAAGGCTCGATGAGGCTCTTATTGAGGCTAAACCCAATCAAGATGAACGCAATAAAGCTAATAAAGCTATATTTAATGCCGATAGGCAAGCTGATAGAGCTACAAATGTAGATGCGTCTGATAAATATAAAGCGGTTGCTGGTCAAGCTAAAGCTAAACTTGCGAATAGACGAGCTGATAGAGCTACAAAAGCGGATACGAGAAGAGGTGAGAGAAAGGCTAAACAAAAGGCTAAGAAAGGGAAGATTAGACAAGCTAAATATGGGAATAAGAATAAGAGTGATAATAAAGATGATAATAAAGATGATAATAAAGATGATAATAAAGGTAGAGGGGAGAATAACTTTAGGTTATGGGAGATAACTAAAAGTTATAAGGGGTGAGAGAGGGAAGTACAGCCAGACCACCAGCCTCATCCTTATTCTCTTTTCCATTCTTATTAACACTTCTATTCTCAATAAAGTTCATCAGGAGCATCATTATTAACACCTCTAAGCTCAAATATTCTTCCATTAGCATCCTTTCTAAATACCCATTTATCACTTTTATCTTTACCTTTAGCAACATCAATATCAACATCAATTATTCTTCCAGCAGTAACAAGTTTAATAATATCATCAGCAGCTTTGATACAATCTATTTTACCACGAACAGCATCAGCTATAATATCAATAGCAGCTTTACGAAGAGCTTCATATCTTTTAGCAAGAGCTTCTTCAACAGCAAGACTACGCTTAATAGCAACCTCTTTATCAGTTTTAGGCTGAGCATCTTGACGAGGAGTATTAACAACAGTATCAATAACTTTAGCAACAGCATCTGTGTCTGCATTAGCGACAAGAGCTTTATTTAATATATCTTTCATATTTGTTAATTTAAAGGATTATACGACCACGACCATCAACAGAAACTTCTTTATCACCATAAGTATCATTATATACTTCACAAAATTTAGTAAAATTACCAATAAATACATCATTGTGATTAATAACAAGAATATATTTTTTATTAGTAAGTCTAATAATATTTTGCTTTTCTAATTGAGCAATAGCTCTATAATACATACGATTGTTAGAAACAAAATATTGATTTTCACTAACATCGACAATATTACTATTAGCTTTAAGATTATCGAGTATGGCAATCATCATATTTTTAACAACAGAATTAGCATTAAGTATAACATAATTCCAATGATAAGAAGTTTGAATAAAACCTTTTTCACGTTTAAGTCTATCAAAACTTATAGTTGTATGATTAAGATAATCAACAAGAATATCTTTTTGAGTATGTTCTTTACTAACGAAAAAGGTAGTTGGAGCAAGATTTCTAACTATGTCTTCATTCTTTTTAATACTTCGTTCGTTAAGAGCCTTATAAGCCTCTTTACGAGTTTTACCAAAATCAATTTTAGGCATACCACACGTTTTAGTTGGTTAAACAATACATTTTATTAAAATCAAGCCAAATATAGACATAAATTGGTAAAATCTTGCTCTTATTGACGATATTATTATTGATATTAATATTATATATATCTATAAGATTCTGCTTACAGTTTATAACATCTTGAATATCATCAAGTTACAAATTAATTTGTGCACCAATTTAGTACACTCGCAGCGCACTATATGCTCTCCCAGTGACCTATACAGGTGCACAAACTTTGCATCAATAATGACTTCTTTATATTAAGCATTATCTGCAACTTGCATCCAAGTATTGTTATGCCATTCAAATGTAGCATCATTAACATCAACACGATAGTTAAGACGATTGTCATCAGTCACATGATGATAAACAGCGTTGTCGTCAACTTCATGATACTCGGTATGACCGTCAAGATAGAGGAATGTTTCTTTTTTTCATAATTGTAGGAGTTTAATGATTAGTAATAACAGCATGACCTTGCTTATCAGATTGAGCACAAACGATATCTTGACAAGCATGAGAAAGCTTATCAGATAGGTCACAATCGTTTGCCAAGATATTTAGCTGCTGATGAATGAGAGTTTCCAGCCTGTATAGCTTGCCCATGCCCACGAGGAGCACGAGCAACAAGCTATTGCAATTCTTTTCGGCATCTATTAAGACACCATGCAGCAGTAAGAAGAACACCAGAAACAAAAATAAGCCCAAACATTTGTTTTGTTTCAAGATTAGGCAGATTTTCGGAGAGCATAACAAGGAAGATTAAGCCCAACAATGTGAAATTGATGATAAACACCCAAAGTATAATTTGTTTAAATAACTTCATAACCAATAATATTAAGAGGTAAACAATAAAAGGCAGAGTATTACACCCTGCCTAATTACATTAAAACGGATTGTCACTACTGGAAGCAATCGAAGCAAGCAAGGAAGCCCGTTGCACTTTGGCAGCTTTAGCGGCTTTGATTTCCTCAAGCATCATTTTGCGTAGCTCAATAGACATCGCTCGGTATTCTTCTAATAACATGGCATCGGTAGGCTCGTAAACTTCGATAACATGATAAATATATCTATCGTAGTCTTTGACGCCGTATTCATTGGCGTTACGAGTAAACGGATTAGAGGCAACAGCACCAGCGGGCACGAACTCCGCTAATATCTGTATTTCCATACCACAGAAGAACGGCTCTGGCATTCCCGCTGCAATTGCGTTTTCTACCATAGTAACAAAGCGTCCGTAGAACGGATGCCTGCGCATCAATGCCGTAAGTTGATATTCGGACACTTGCAGCGACTGCGTAAAGCCTATTTGTCGGCTTCCGTCTTTCTGCGAAATGCTTGCTTTCACTGGCTTGTTGAGGAGCAACATTAAGTTGTTGTACTCGTGTCCGTTCTCGGCAACACGTTCCGAGGCGTTAATACCGTTGATAGTAACACGAACAACAAAGTTTGCGTCGTTAGCTTTCATTTCGGCAATGATTTGTTCACGTGTTTTTGCACCCGTAGCAACGTTTTCATTGTCACTACCATTCTTTGCAGCTTCTTCGGCTGCTTTTCTTGCTTCTTCTGCTGCTTTCTTTGCAGCTTCTTCGGCTTGTTTAGCCGCAATTTCTTTTGCGTTCATAAGGCAAATAAGATTTGTTAATTAAGGCTTTCTAATATTGGCAAGAGCATGGAAAGCCGATAGCATGCGCTTGACGACAACAAATCTTTTGTTCATTGTCGAGATATTTAGATGCTGATGAATGAGAACTCGGAGCTTAGGAGTTTTGTTAGTTGTAGTAAAAACTTCTCTAAAAATATAATCAATAAGTCTATCAAGAATAATATAGTCCCAATAAACAATGACGGGGGTGTCAAGTCGAAGCGCAAGCACCGGGGTTCATACCCAGTACCTTCGGCGTGACAGTTACTTATACAAAATTTTAGCCTATTATAAGCAAGTTCATCCTTATTAATACTATCACCAGCACAAAGAAGTTCATTCTATCTAACTTTCCCTAAACATAAAGAAGTTCATCTTCTCTTATATTTCTTCTATCATCGTCGCTTGTATCGTCTTTATCTCTTTCATCTTCATCTTCTTTATCGTCGTCCCTTATAGCCTTATGCGCATTCTAATTCAAATCTTCAACAGTAGCCTTATAAATATTAGCTTTAGTAGCTCTTTTATTTCCTTTATTTATATCAGCTTTATTAGCTTTATTATCTCGTCTATCTTTATCAGCTTCACTGGTTTATTCATATCAGATAACACAGTTATAACGATATAGGCGTTGCTGCCAATCTTGACGTTATTGCAACTATCATTATATTTACACCCCGTAGAGGATAGAGCTATGACTTGCTCTTGATAATAAAGCTGCTCTTGTTTCTAAAGATAATAAAGCTATTAAGCTCTTATTGCTCTTGTTATTAGAGCTGCGTTAAGCATTATATGGCTGAATCCTCTACGGGGGGTGAATGCGCCTGTATCTGCTACTCCGTTTCTTGTTCCTGTTACTGTTATATCTCTTGCTCTTATTATTGATAATAAAGCTGCTTAGCACGTGCGCTTGTTGGAGCGATTTCGGGAGTAAAGAGAACGGGTTGATAATAGCCTGCTACGCTTTCAGATTTGCCCGTCATGGCACGATAATTTGAAAAGTAAGCTATCCTATTATTTTGATAGAGAATCGCTTGGCGAGGCTGGAAATAGGCTTAGAAAAAATTGTTAAAAATAGTTTAATAAATTGGCTCTTATTAAAGATAATATTTATACTTGCAGAAACAAAATAAGTATGGATAATATTGTTGATAAGATTAAGGCTGTTAGACGAGATGAATATAAAGCCGACTATGTTCCCGGTTCTCGTAATAATAAAAAGCCTGTTAATAAGAAAAGTAAAATGAAAGTCGGTGACGCTGGTATTGATTGTTTAACTAAATAAATTATTTATGATACGAATTAAAAGCGATTTAAAATCGTATGCTATTGAAGTTCCTACTGCTATTTCTGAAATTGATGAAAGATACTTTAAGGCTCTTCTTAATGATGTAAAGATACCTAATAATTATGCTGTTATTGCTATCTGTTACAAAGATAGACTTTTCAGTATTCTTTCTGATTTTAAGAACGGTAACAATGGAACTAAAGAAGTTGTTCCTCTTATTGCTAAAATTCAAGACAATGAATCTAAAGTTCCGTTTGCTGTTGCTGACATTGCTATTGTTGATGCTTCTTCTATTGAACGCGGAACTCATTTATCTCTTCGTAATAACGCTATTTGTTTTGGTGCTATTTGCGAATATTGTCTTAACGATAGCGAGCTTTCTAAAGCTATTATGAATGGTTCTTTCTTTAATGGCGGAAAATCTCTTGGCGCACATGAAGCTAAAATGGCTGCTCCTGATGTTTTCTTTGTTGAATTTAAGATTGTTCCTCTTTGTGATATTAAAGCTTCTTATTCACAAGATGCTAATATTGCTTGTACTAAAGTTGAACACGATAAGAGTAATCTTAATTAATCCTTTTCCTGCGTTTAAATAAATCCCAAGCCGCTAACAGATATTATTTTTGATATTCTTGTTGGCGGCTTTATTTTTTTATCTCACTAAAGTTGATAATATGATTGAAGAAAAACTTGATAATATTCTTGACGGAGTTGATTTAGGTGAGGATTATGTTTTAGTTTATAAAGATTACGAGAACGTTCTTAAAGATATTGATTTTGCCAACGATGAAGAAAGGCTTCTTACTCGTGCTATTATTAAGAATTTAGAGCACGAAGCGTCTAAACAATTTCTTAAAGAATTAGCTGTTGACATTCCTTATATTGGAGTTGCACAACGTAATCTTCTTCGTAAAAGTATTGTTGCTTCTTACCATGAACTAAAAGAAGCTCGTGAAACTCTTCCCGAAGAAGAATATAAAGAGTTTCGTGACAATCTTATTAAACAGAAGAAATTTGAGATTAATAATACCGAACTTCAACGTCGTATTGAAAAAGAAAATAGAAACAAGAATTATAAACTTTGGATTAAGCTTGCTAAAAAGCATGGAGTGTCTTATGCTAATTTTTATATTTATCTTCATAAAGACCTTCATGTTGTAGAGTTTAATCAAGAACTTAATGATGCTTATGTCGAAGCCTATTCTGATTGACCAGTTACTTACTATTGATAAGACAGGAATGCCTGCTGCTCCAAGCATCACTCAACTTCTTGATAAAGATGTACGTCTTCTTTTTGTTAGAGATACTTCTAAGAATAAAGAAATGTATATTAAAGAAGTTGGTGTTATTTATTATCTTGCCGACCCTAAAGGCCCTTGTCTTAGTCAAGGTCTTAGTCGTAGTGAAGCTCTTCAACGTGCTCGTGAAAATTTTGACCTTCCTACTACTTATACACCTGACCTTTTAGTTGAGAAACTTATTAAGCGTTATCATTCTCAACGATGTGGTATTGCTGGTGAAGCTGTTGAATCTCTTCAAAAAGCTATTCGTAATATCACTGTTTCATCCAATATAATTAATGAACAGCTTAACGATAAACTTCAAAGTGGATTGTCTGCCGAAGACGCTGGTATATTTATTGATTATATGGATAAGATAAATAAACGTATAACTGATTTACCAAATCTTATTACTGCTCTTAAGAAAGCTGAAGAAGAAGCGGCTTATGAAGAAGAAACAAGATATGCAAGAGGTGGTGTTAAAATTTTATCGTCTTATGTAGAGGAGGACTAATATGCCTAAATTTAATTTTTCTATTAATAGAATAAAACCTAAAGAAACTCGTGTTTTAAAAGGTAATAAAGCTACTGGTTGCGGTTATTATTGGAGATACAAAGATGAAAATTGATAAACGTTATAATGGCATTAAACTTATTTTTCATGAAGAAGAGCATAAATATAATGATACTCTTGGCAATGATTATATAAGTACTACTACCATATTACATCTTTATAAACCTGAGTTTGATAAAGCTTATTGGCTTCGCCGTAAATCTAAAGAACTTGGCATTAGTGAAGCCAAGCTTAAAGAACAATGGGATACTATTACTAAAGAAGCCTGCGATAGAGGTAGTGTTACTCACAATGGTCTTGAAGACGGCATTAAAGGAGCCAGTAAGTTTAAACAAGCTATTCAATATCTTGAACGTGACGGTGATGGAGAAATGATTACTGTTGCTGATTTAGGTTCCATTAATGCTAATTATAAACTTCTTAATATAGAAGAATTTAAAGAAGCTACTGAATATAAATATGATAATCTTTATGAAGTCTTTGAGAAATACGTTAGTCTTGGTTATAAGATTTATGCTGAGATTGGTATGTTTCTTATTGATTATCTTATTAGTGGTACTATTGATGTTCTTCTTGTAAATGAATGGGATAATAAAGCTGTAATTGGAGATTGGAAAACCAATCGTGGTGGACTTATATTCACGTCTGGTTATTATCGTAAAGATAAAAAACAGAAACCTGCTCAAATGACTAATGAATGGGTAGAGAAAAAAGAAACTCTTCTTCCGCCAGTTAATAATCTTCCTCATTGTAATGGAAGTATTTATAATCTTCAATTGAGTATGTATGCTAAAGCTGTTAATCTTATAACAGGTCTTGAGATTCGAGGACTTTGGCTTGCTCATATTGATTGTGATTTTGAACTTAACGAGTATGGAATGCCTAAGCGTTTTCCAGACGGACTTTATCATATTAAAGAGAATCCGACAGAGAAGATAACTTTTTATACTCTTCCTTATAGAGAAAAAGAAATTGAGCTTATTTTAGCTGATAGAAAAGCTAAACTTAAAGCTCAAGATGTTAAACGTAATTTTACTCTTGGATTATGAAAGAATCTATTGGTGGTTTAGTTATTGGTATTATACTTGGTGTACTTTCTGGAGCTGCTCTTTATGATAAAAACCCAGAGCCTATTATCAAGTACATCCCTCTACGGGGGAGTTCCACAGATAGTATAACTATTGTTAATCTTACCGAACAACTTCGTAGAACTCAAGATAGTCTTAATGCTTATAAAGCTGATACTACTATTAGTGCTGAACTTTTTGTTGCTAAATATAAACTTGAACGTATTCGTCATTATACTTCTATTGTTGATAAAAAACCTAATCAGATAAAATTTTACAAAGGATGGATAAAACGAGTATTAAAAGAAGAATAAAATTTAATTTTACTCTTAATAAAAATATTGTTACTTCTTTAGATAATGAAGTTTGGAAAATAATACCGGGACATGAACTTTATAGTGTTTCTAATAAAGGACGTATTAAAAATAATATTACTGGTAAATTAATGACAAATTTTATTGTTGGTGATTATTATAAAGTTTCTTTAAATGCTAAACCTTATTTTGTATATAAACTTGTTGCTCTTGCTTTCATAGATAATCCTGAAAATAAATCTGTTGTAGACCATATAGATACTAATTGTCTTAATAATAATGTAGAAAATCTTAGATGGGCTACTATTAAAGAAAATAATAATAATCCTATAACTGTTAAAAAACAAACTGATAGACTTCGTGATTATAATGAAGTTAGAAAGCTTAAGATTATTGGTTATAATGTTCAAGATATAACAGATATAAAAACTTTTAATAGCGTATTAGAAGCTGCTAATTTTGTTAATACCAGCAGTACAAACGTTAGTAGAGTTTGTAAAGCAAATGCTGATATTGATAAACTTAAATATAAATGTAAAGGTTATTATTTTGTTTATGAACATGCTATTAATTCTAATATATAATTAAGCTATGAAAGTTATTAAAGACAATGGAACATATAGAGTTGTTTATACCGAACAACTTATTAAAGATGATAACGGATATGGTCTTATTAAACGTTATAAAGTTCAAATTTATGACGATAGACTTTTTCTTAAAGATTGGCTTAATATAAAAGTTTTTGAAGCTTATGATGGTGATAAAGATGAAGTTGATTATATTAAAAACGAAGCCATAGACCTTTATAATAAGATTGTTTATCCCGATAAATATTTTGTTACCAATGCCGTATGTGAATAAACAAGGAACTTCGACTAAGATTGTTCGTATAAGTATTTATAACGAAACCAAAGTTGATGTCTTTCGTAGTCTTTTTGAATGTAACCAAGTATGTGGAACTGTAAATAGTCAAATACTTACTTGTTGTAGACGAAATGCTAAAGCTGGTCGTTTACAATTTAGAGTTAAGGATTGGTATTTTATTTTTCCCGATAATAAATTACCTTAAGTTATGGCTGATTTTAAAACTGCTTATAAAAAGATTGAAGCTGCTGAGGGCAGCTATTGTTTCGACCCCGATGATGCTGGTGGTGAAACTTATAAAGGAATATCTCGTAGAGCTAATCCTAATTGGGACGGCTGGATTTCTATTGATGTTATTAAGAAAGCTCATCCTACTACGTTTAAGGGTATTCTTAAAAAGACTCCCGAACTTGAAAAGAAAGTTCAAGACCTTTATAAAGATAAATATTGGGATTGTTTTGAACTTGATGATGTTCCAAATCAACTTGTTGCTGAGCAAATGTTTGATACTGCCGTTAATCAAGGACAGACTGCCGCTATTAAATTTGCTCAACGTGTGCTTGACCTTAGAGAAACTGGCAAATGGTCACTTGACCTTTTAAATAAACTTGTAGCTATTAAATAATAAATTCAACGGAGTTATGAAGAAGCTTATAATAATCGTATTAATTATAGCGTTAATTAATTTATTAATAACAATTTTGTTGTTTAATAAGTCAGGTGTAGAGAGTTCGTTTCAGCTAATAAATGGTTTCCCTGATACTGTTGTTAATAAGGTTCGGATTGACTCCGTTGAACTTTCTATTAAACATCTTGATAGTACAATTATAAATTATAATACTTATGAAAAGGAAGTTATTGATGATGTTCTCAATCTTGATGATAGCGCAACTGTTGCTAAGTTCTACGAGCTTATTGGCTCATCCTCTACGGGGGGTTGAAGCAAGGGACAGTGTTAGAGTGGCTATTGATGATTTACGTACTGCGAATGCTATAATGACTAAAGCTAAAATTGATGCTGCTGTTATAGTTCTCAAAGACAGTATGATTAATCTTAAAGATAAGAAAATAGATATTCTTAGCAATAGTTATGAAGAAATGAAGCGATATGCTTCTGCTTCTGAAACTGCAAGACAAAATTTAGAACGTAATCTTGATAAGTCTAAGAAAAAGACTAAGATTATTGGTGGTGTAGCTGGTGCTTTTGCATCAGCTTTTCTTGTATTGTTATTAGTCAAATAAAGATATGGCTGCTGAAAAATATCCTTTTAAAGCGTTTATAGAAGAAGATAAAAGCCGTTATCCGCTTGCTTCTGAAAAAGGTTATTATGACCCTTATAATCATTTCCGTATTGGTGACAGCGGCGGTTTTCTTATGAATATTAAGCCAGGTAAGTTTGTTAATGTTCATCTACTTACAGAAATGGCTGATTTTTTTGAAGCCAATGGAAATAAATATACTAATTTTAAAGAAGATAGTATTCCTTATAGACAACTTCGTAAGCGTGAAGCAGACCGTAGAAAGAATGGTTTTAGTGCTCCTATATGGCAAAATCCAGACGGTTCTATTGAAGATGTTCATATAAGTGGTGACTATTATAATTTTCTTAATTATACTCGTATGGAACGTACAGACGATGCGAGTATTAATGCTTCTGGTCGTATAGCTACTGGTGAAAAGAAGTTTGCCTTTCCTCGTTTTGTTGATGCTCAATTTTGGACACATGCTGTTTATGAGTTTGCTAAGAATAATGGTTTTCATCTTATTATTGTAAAGACTCGTCGTGGTGGTTTTTCTTATATGAATGCTGCACGTGCTGCTAATGCTATAAATCTTCGTAAACATAAAGTATTTATCAACGTTGCTGCTGATAATAAATATCTTATTAAGAAAGGCGGTCTTACAGACTTTGCTCTTAATACTCTTCGTTTCTATGAAGAAAAGACTATGTTTAAACGTGGTATTTATAGTAGTAGCGCTGAGGACTTTCGTCTTGGGTTTAGACTTCCTAATGGAGTAGAATCTGAAGATAGTTGGCAGAGTTCTCTTATTTCTGTTTCTGCTAATAATAATCCCGACTGTGCTATTGGTAAAGATGCTGTTGGTATTAATGTAGAAGAGCTTTCTACAATGCAGAATTTCAATGAGTTTATGACTGTGACTGAACCTGCTATGACAGTTGGTGATATTACTACTGGTTTTCTTGTTGCTTGGGGAACAGCTACTGCTACTAATATGCAAGTCTTTGAAGAAAACTTTTATGCTCCCGGCGAATTTGGTTTTATGTCTTTTGAAAATGTTTGGGATAAAGATGCTCGTAATGAAATTTGTGGTTTCTTTAAATCTTATTGTTGGGGTCTTGAGGGAAGTATAGACGGTATTCCTGCTGTTGATGAAAATGGTAATAGTAATCTTGACATTGGTCTTAAAGTTTCTATGCGTGCTCGTGAAGCTATGAAAGCTAAAACTAAGACTTTTGCCAAGTTTATTAATTATTGCGGTCAACGCGCTCTTTTTCCTGCTGAAAGTTTTAGTAGTGCTACTGAAAATCTCTTTACAAGTGAAGAACTTGTTAACTATGAAGAACGTCTTCGTACAGATAGTGTTTATAATTTTTATGTTGACGGTCAATTTGAAGAGAAAGGTAATAGTCTTATTTTTAAATCTAATAAACGTATTAAGGAAGAAAATTCTGATGCTGTTGTTTATGACTGGATACAAGGCGTACCTCGTAAAGGAAATGAGCATCCTCATGGTTGTATTCGTATTTGGTTTCATCCTCAATATGATATTAGATATGTTGACGACCGTGAAATTAAAGAAATTCCAGAGGGAACTTATGCTGTTACTTATGACCCAGTTGGTATTAATAAAGATGCTAAAGAAATTACTGATAAACATTCTCATAACAGTATTCATGTTTGGGAAATGCCGTCTGCAAGAAATGGTTATAAACTAAAATGTTGTGCTGCTTATTATGGACGTCCTAATAAACTTGAAGAAGCAGATAGAATTTTTTATCAACTTTGCCGTTATTATAATTGTGTAAGAACTGGTATTGTTGAAGTTAACCGTGGCGAAACTGTTTCCAATTTTAATAAGTGGAAAGCTACTCGTTATCTTGCTTTTGAACCTCTCTTTGTATGGGATACTACTTTAAAAGGTGCTGTTAGTAAATCTTATGGTTATAATATTACAGACGGACAAAAGAAACTTGATGCTCTTCGTTTGTTTAAGGAGTTTCTTTATACAGAAATAGGTAAAGATGAAGAGGGCAAACCTATTTATCTTTTTACTCGTATTCCTTGTTATCAAGATATTCTTGAACTTAAAAAATGGAATCCTGTTGGTAACTTTGACCGTGTTTCTGAAATGCTTCTTATAGCTATTTATAGTAAATCTCTTGATATTAAAGCTCAAGGTGAGAATAGTAATAGAAAGAAACTTCTTGAAAGTCAAGATGCAGCAGAAAAGTTTTGGAAACGTAATTGGTATTAATATGGAAGAACTTAGTACTTATCTTTTTTGCAATGAATATTTTTGTATTCGTCTTGAGTGTTTGATTAATACTCTTTATATTTATAGTAGATACGCTGCTTATTGTTAAATTAAACCTTATATAAATATGTATTTTAGTAACAATTTTAATTTTCCTAAGCAGCGTGTTAGTGCTGCCGAACGGAATAAATTTGAATACTATGCCAATTGTTGCGATTATGTTATTGCTGCCGGCAAAAGTATTGCTCGTGATGATGAAGTTGAACAAAAATATGCTTTTCTTAAAGGGGAAATTAATCCTGAATTTTATAAGAAGACTCTTAATCCTTATAATGCTGAGAAAAAAGAATATACTCGTTTTCCAGCTACTATGCGTAATTACGATATTGTTAACGGAGTTATTCGTAGATATATTGGAGAATATATTCAGAATCCGCATGACTTTATTGTAGGAGCTAATAATCCAGAAGTAGTTCTTTCTCGTGATGCTAAACTTCGTCAAGAACTTATGCAGATTGTTCAAGTTAAGATAGCTGAACGTATTCAACAGAATTATCAAGCATTTGTACAACAAGGTGGACAGCCCGAACAATTTAATCCTCAAGATAATTTTGATATTGAAGCTTTTGTTAAGAAATTCAATGAAGATTATATTGACGATATGTCTGCCCAAGGACAAGAGATTCTTGCTGTTATTGATGATTTGACTGATGCTGCCGCTTTATATGCTCGTGCATATTTTGAATGGGTTGCTTTTGGTAGAGTTTATACTTATACCGAAGTAAAAGGAAATCAAATTATTAAACGAGTTGTTTCTAATAGAGATGCTTTTCCTGTTCCTAACGATAACGTTCTTGTTGAAGATTATGATATGTTTGCCGAACGTCGTATGATGACGCTTCAACAAATCATTGATGAATATTATGATATGCTTGATGATAAAGACAAGGAATATCTTGATACTTATTATATCAATGGTCGTAATATTTCTCAAGACGACAAAGGGCTTCTTTATTGGGATAATTATAGACAACGTTATCCAGACCGTTGTGCTAAATTTAGCGACAAAGAACGTGAGTATTTTAAAAGCGAGCCGCTTATGGTTCGTGATTTCAATACTAATCTTATTGAAGTTTGGCATGTAGTTTGGCGTGGACAAGTTAAGAAAGGTATTCTTACGTATCAAGCTGGTGGTATTATCGGTGAAAGAGTTGTTGATGAAGATTATAAACTTAATATTGAAGCCGGTGATATTAATATTGAATGGATTTGGGAACCGCAAGTTTTTGAAGCCGATAGAATAGGTACTCGAAACAATGCTGTTTATCCTTACAAATGTCGTCCTATTGCTTATAATCGTAACGGTAAGCTTCCTTATAATGGTATTATGGAGCTTCTTCCCGGTTTTGGTCGTTTCAGTATTATTGATATAGTTCTTCCTTACCAAGTATTTGGTAATATTGTTGCTTATCATAGAGAAATGGCTATCGCGAAGAACAAGTTGAACGTGCTGATGATTGCCCGTTCTCTTCTTGGTAAAGTTCCTGAAGATACTATTTATCGTATGGCTGCTGACGGTGTTCTTTATATCGACGACGAAGATGACCAAGGCATGCTTAAAGCTCAACAAGTTCGTATGCTTAATAGTCAGACTTCTGATTATATCACTCAACTCGGACAACTTCTTGCTGAGAACGAACAAGCTGCTATGAATAAAGTTGATATGACTCCCCAACGTTATGGCGAAATTGCTAATAGTGCCGGTAAAGGAGTTACTGAACAAGCTATTATTCGTGGTTCTATGGGCAGTGTTATTGTTGAGTTTATGTTTGACCACATGCGTGCCCATGATTATCAACGTGATTTAGATTATTCTAAACTTGCTTGGGTTGACGGTCTGCAAACTTCTTATAAAGATAAGAACAATGGACAGCTTAAATATTTTAGTCTTGACGTTAATTCTCATCTTTATGCCGACTATGTGATTATGCCTAAACTTTCTGCTAAAGAAAGAGATAAACTTAATCAATATAAACAGTTTGCATTTAGTGCTGCACAGAATGGCGATGCTGCTATGGCGGCTGCGGCTATTGACGGAGATAATGCAGCAGAGATTAAAAAGGCTATTAATAAGTTCCAAGAACTTAATCGTCAGCATGAAGAACACATGAAGCAACTTGATGCTCAGAATGCACAGGCTTTACAACAATATGAACTTGATAAGATACAAGCTCAAGGAGAGCAAGATAGACAAACTCTTAGTCTTGAAAAATATCTTGATAGTCAGATTGAAGCTGTGAAAGCTATGCTATCCTCTACGGGGGGTGACTCTGCTGCATCTCTTGCTGCGACTAATGCTGCCAATGCTGCTAAGAATAATATTGAGCGTGAGAAAGTAATGAATGAACGGCAAAAGATTGCTAATGATGCTAAAGCTCAACAACTTAAAGCAGCTACTGATATTTATAAAGCTGATACTCAATATAAAATTGCCAAAGCTAATAAAAATCAATATGATAAAAAATAATCTTTTCTAAAATGTGTTTTGTGTCTATGTGCCGTTATTGCTCGTGAGAGCAGTAGCGGCATTTTTGTTTATAATGCTCTTATTATTAATAAGATAAATCGAATTTGTAAATATTGTTTACTAACAGACGCGTTTTAAAGCCCAATATGCCACGCTTCTATGAAAGTGGATAGATTAATCATTTCGGATAAAATCGTTTAATGTAGATAACGGCTGCAAGCGTGGATGCACTTCTAATACGATTTTTGACAGCAGAAATATACCAACCAATCTCCCCCGTAGAGGATACGCCTGCTGAACACCATATTATATATATTATACTTTTGTCTTGTAATATTAATCCAATAAAAGATAAAGTTATGCCTAAGATTGATTTTGGTTTTGGCGGAAGTGGTGCTAATGAACCACAAGAACCAGTTACAGATTTAGATGCAGGTAAAGTAGTAGACGACCCTACTGGTCAGACTACTGGTCTTGGAGATGATAACAAACCCGTTGATAAGCCGGCTGATAAACCAGCAGATAATGCTGGGGATAATAAGCCTGCCGACGGCGATAAACCTGCTGGTGATGGTAACAAACCTGCCGATGATAAATTTGGCAATTTAGTTGCTGGTACTGTCATTTCTATTGGCGAAGAATCTTATACTGTTGATAGTGAGGGTAACCTTGTTGACAAAGATAATAAGATTTTTAAAGAAGCCGCAGAAGTTAAAGAATATCTTGCTCAATTTGAAGTTGACGAGAATAAAGAAACTCCTATTGATGTTAATTCAATTATCAAAGCTGTTGGTGTTGAAGTTACTGATGAGAACGATAAACCGATTACTTTTGATAATACTCCTGAGGGTATTGCTCAATATGTCAACGAAGTTATTGAATTACAGAAGCAAGAAATTGCTCAAGCTGGAGTTCAAACTCTTCTTGATAAATATCCTATTGTTGCTGACTTTCTGAATTATTACGTAGCTAACGGTAATGATGCTCGTGGATTCGGAGAAGTTAAAGACAGAAGTTCTATTACTATTGATGAAAATAACGTTGCACAACAAGAAGCTATTATTCGTGAAGCCTACAAAGAAAATAATCGTCACGGTAATGTTGATGCTTACATTAAATATCTGAAAGATACTAACGCTCTTTTAGATGTTGCTAAAAGTGAATTGGCTGGACTTCAACAGGCAGATGCCGCTCTTAAAGAGCAACAAGCTAAAGAAGCTCAAGCTAAACTTGAAGCCGAGCGTAAAGCAGAAGCCGATTACTGGAACGGCGTTAAAGCTGTTGTTGATAGTAAAGAGATTGCAGGTTATAAAATACCTGATACTATCATTATTAACAAGAACGGCAAACAAATTGCAGCTACTCCTAATGATTTCTTTAATTATCTTTATCAAGTTGATGATAAAGGTTATAGTCGTTATGAAAGAGATTTGGCTGCTCGTGATGCAAAGGAACAACTTCAAGACGATTTGCTTCGTGCTTATCTTACTTTTACAGGCGGAAGTTATTCTAATCTTGTCGATTTGGCTGTTACTAATAAAGAAACGAAAAATCTTCGTCTTAAAGCAGCCGCTGCAAAACAAACTGCTACTGTTAGAGTTACTCCACCGAAACCAAAGAGTGTTGCTAACTACATAGCCGCCGCTCTTGGTTATAGTTAATAACTAAATAAAATTATTCATTATGTACACAATGCGAGTTCTTGAAACTGGGCGTTATGACGATAGAGGATATAGCAATGAAGAAAGTATTGCTAATCTTATGCTTCAAAGTCCAGTTGAAATTAATGCGTTTTTGACTTACAACTATGGTCTTGACGATGACCGTTTCCCTCTTACGTTTATGACTGAGGGTCAAGGTGCAAAAGGTACTGATACTGTTGCTACGGTACAGTGGACTTGGAAGACTATGGGACGCATGAAGTTTATTGATTATGTTACTTATTTCAATACTTCCAATACTAAACCTGGTCTTGGTGGTGCTGAATTTGAAGTACATTTTGCTACTCATTGGTTTATTGAACAGCACGGTCTTATTGCTCCGGACGGAGCTCAATATCGTATTCAGAAAGACCTTGGCGAATCTGCTTACGGTTATGCTTATATTCTGGCTCCGGTTAATCCCGACCCGACTGCTTATTGCGACCCCGACAATTTAGCTAAAGGAACTTATTGGTCACTTGCTGCTCCTACCGTTTCAGAATCTTATTCTAAAGGTAATCGTAGTAATGCTATGGGGCCAGGTAAAATGACTTCTCAGCTTGAGTTCTTCCGTTTCTCTAAAGAAGTTGCTGGTAATATTTCTAACGTTGTTACTAAATATCAATTCCAGCAAGGAGAGGGTGGTGGTACTGCCAATCTTTGGATTACCGAAGAAATGCGCCAATTCAACTTGCACATGAGAGTAATGAACGAAGAACGGCTGTGGTTATCAACCTACAACAGACTACCCGACGGTACTATTAAACTTAAAGACCGTGATAATGGTAAACCTATTCCTCGTACTGCTGGTATGCTTGAGATTTGCCGTGAAAGTAACTATGATACTTACGGTGAGTTCTTGACGTTGACGAAGCTGGAAAGAACTGTCGGTGACGTTCTTAACAAAGATACCGATGACGGTACAATGGAGATTGTTCTTATGGCTGGTAAGGGATTTATCCAAGACTTCCAATATGCTATTGAGAACGAAGCTATGAGCAAAGGTTTCATTACTCCTCTTGGTGAAAAGAAGATTATGGATAACGGCAACGGTCTTGCTTATGGTAAGTATTTCAATAAATACATTACTCCGGACGGACATATTATTACCGTTAAACATTGTTCTTTCTTTGATAAGGGAACTATTGCCGAAGCTGCCAAAGCTAATGGACAAATTCATCCTCGTTCAGGTCTGCCTATTACTTCTCATCAAGCTTGCTTTATTGACTTCTCTACTTATAAGGGTGAACGTAACGTTCGCGTTATTCGTCAGAAAGGACAAGAATATATTGCTAAGGTTATTGAGGGTATGACGCCGATACCTGCTTCTTGGGGTGTTGCTACTTCTAATCGTGCTGTTACTGAAATTGATATGTCAAGCTATCAGATTAAGGGCACAATGGGATTGCAAGTAAACAACACGACGAAGATGTTCTTGTTGCAATGTAAATTATAATTAACCGTTAAACAGTAAAAGATATGCCTACAATGCAAATTGCTGGTGGTGCTGCAAATAAACAGGAAAACACCGCTCCTGCTGCTCCTACTGAAACAGTAGATAAAGAGAAACCAACTGCCACTATGGTAGAAAGAAAACAAGAAGAAGCTGATGCCGCTTATGTCGATATTCGTTATATGGTTATAGCTCTTGCTTCTCATTATTCTTTGTATCGCAAAGCTAATGATAAAGAGCTTGCTGAACGTAACGAATATATCGGTAGCTGTATTAGAAGTTCTAATGCTCTTTGTGCAAACAAAGGTGAACTTGAAGCTTACTTTCCTAATCTTATTGGTGTTTCTCCTAACGACCAAAATTTCGTTAGACGTGTTAAAGAATATCTGAATAATTTTCAGGTTAAAGTTGACAAGCTTGGTCTTCGTCTTAATCTTACTTTCCATTATAATCATTATAAAGATTATCTTGCTTTTAAGAAAAAAGAAGAAGCTATTGAAACCGAATTTGCCCAAGTCAATCGTGGCGATGCTACGGCTCTTAAACGTGCTATTGAGAATAGAATTGTTAAACTCAATGCTCTTGAGTCAACTAAATGGCAATATGGTAATCCGGAAAATGTAGCTGATTATCTTCTTTATCGTCATTGCTTGTTATATTCTGATGTTGCTAAAGACCACTCTCTTATTAACAAAGAGCATATTCGTTTTTATTTTAAAGACGAACAAAAGGAAAACGAGCTTAAAGCTAAGCAACGTCTTGAACTCAACAATGCTAAGCGTAACTTTGTTACTCTTATCGGTAATGACAAAGCGTTTGAAGATGTTTATGTTCAATATTGTGTATTGAAGAATAAACCTATTATTCCGTCACTTGCCGAAGACGACCTTGTTAAACAAGAAAATCTTGACTATTTTAGTCAGAAAGAACCTGCTAAGTTTAATGAGCTTTATACCGACCGCAGTATTTCCGTTAAATCTCTGATTGAACGTCTTGTTGCTTACGGTATTCTTATTAGACATCCGCATAGTCAAAACATTGTTTCTGCTAATGGTGATTTTATTGGGGCTAATATGAAAGAGGCTACTGCTTGGTTCAAGAACGCTGAAAATGAAGCTACTGTTGCCGCTTACGAAAATCAACTAAAACTTGTTTAAGTTATGGATATAGAACAGATGCACGTCACGTTCAGAGAAGTTGCTCAACGCATGGGGCTGCAAACTGTTCGTGCTATTTTTCCAGAAGATGTTGATATTTGTCTTAATTTTGCCATTATAACCAAAACTCGAAATATCGTTGCAGAGAATGCTCAAACTGTTAATGATTTAATTGTTAGAGCTAACGCTGACATTTCTCAACTTAATGCTCTGCGTAATCTTGCTAAGAAAGGAGAAGTATCAGGCTCATCTCTTACGGGGGGTGGTACTGAGCTTCATCCTTTTCTTGCTAAGGTTGATAATAGCGAAGTAATGTTCTATACTCGTTTTGCTATTGGTTATGCTGGTGACAATGCTCTTTACGATTGCCGTATTATTGAAGCTGAATATCTTCAAAGAACACTTCGAGATTATTGCAATCGTGCTACCAAACAACACCCCGTTTGTGTTGCTGTTTCCATTGACGAGAAACTGAATGTTGAAATATATAATGGTAGTTCTAAGGCTGTTCCTAATATTCTTGTTTACAATTATATTAAGACACCCAATAAAGTTAGACTTGATGAAGAGAATTCTGCTAACAATGTAAATTGTGATATGCCTGATTATCTTATTCAAGAAATAATTGAACTTGCTGTTCAGTATTATAAACAGACTTTTACTCGTCCTAATGAACAAAAAGTAAATTAAAATATTATTAATTATGAGGCAATTTCTTTTAGGCAAGAGCGTTGCTTATCCTACTGCTCTTACAAGTCTTGCCGTTGGTCAACTTGCTTTCGTAGCTCTTGTTTCTGGAGTTGAAACTCTTGACAGTGACGGTACTAAGATTAAGGACAAAGGTTATATTTATCTTGGCAAATCTGATACCAAAGGTGGTAAACTTGTTGTTCCTATTTATAAAAATAACTTCTCTTATAGCAAAATGGTTTATGCCACCTCTACTCAATATATTGGCAATTTTACTATTGCTGATGTTGTAGCAGGAAGCGATTATACCGTTGTTGTTGTAAAGAAAGGAGTTGGTTTTAACGAACGTAACAAATGGACTGCTACTGTCCGCGCAAAGGCTGCCGATACCGTTGACACTATTGCTGCTGCATTAGCTTCGCAGATTACAGCAAATGTTGGTGCTGGTGTTACTGCTGCTGCTTCCGCTGGTAAAGTTACGGTTACTGCCAAAGAAAAAGGCGTTGATTATGAGCTGACACTTGGCGATGATTTGTTCGGAACTGCTGTTACTCAGACACATGCTACTGCCGCTGTTGCAGATGCTAAGTATATTACCGATTTGGCTATCAAGGCTGCTGCCGATGCTGGTATCGAATATACTTACCAAGATGCTGGTGAGCTGATTTATCCGGACTTCCCACTTAATCCTTTGGCTCAAGATGATTCCGCCGATACTGGATTTACTGTTTATACAATTCGTTTTGCCGAACCCCGTGAAATGAAGACAGTTGACCAGAGTATTAATCAAATTGTACAAATAGCTGTACCTACTGGTACTGCCGCTATTGCGACTATCGACAAAATTTTGGCTGCTCTTGCTGCCTAACATAGTAAGCAAATAATTTGTATAATGCGCAAAGCCACTGTTACTATAAGTATTTATGGTAATAGTGGCTTTTATTGTTTAATACCCATGACCGAAATTGTACCCACTATTGATTTTATTAATCAAGCTCTTAAAAACTATTCTGTTACTGCTGTTATAATATCAAGTTGTATTTTTATTCTTTATACTATTATTATTAAAGGAATTGACTATTTTCGTCATAAAGACCAACAAAAGCCTATGATTGAAATGGCTAACTCTGTTAAAGAAGTTAGCAATAACGTTGTAAGACTTAATACTATTCTTGATAAACTTTTTCAAGATGCTCTTCGTAAAGATGTCGAGAAAAGCAAGATTGTAATTGAGCTTTCGTTTTCCAATTTCCAATCGAGGATTGTTCATCTTTGTAGAAACATTATTATAAACAATAATATCGACCTTAATAAGAATCTTGTTATTGCTAATATCAAGCAAACTATTAATGCCGAATATTATAAAATTTATCATAATCTTTCTCAATATGATATTGACGGTCGTCCAATTTCTTTATTCCTAAAAGAAGAATGGAAAGAAGATTGTCTTAATAATATACTTGGTATTATTTACAACGGTCAGGAAGAAAAAATCCGTATTAATCAAATATATAATATTCTTTATATTAAGGTTAATGATTGGATAGTTTATATTAACAATAAATATACCGACCATGAGTAACAATAAAAGGCTCGAACGTATCGGTGATAAACTTCGTAATAATATTAACAATGTTGTTTGTAAAGATGTAGATAAGATAAATCTTGGATTTGTTTCTACCAATCTTTTTGGTAGTTCTTATTTTTATGATGTTATACGTAGTTGTATTGATTACGATATTCTTCTTACCGATAAAGAGAAAGAAAAAATTGATGTAATATTTAATACTTCTGAATATGGAAGATACTGTTTTACATGATATAAAAGTTCCTATTGATTGGGTTTGTACTTATAGACAAATCCAATCTTTGCTTATAGATTATGGAGTATCTGCTATTGCCGGTTGTGATAATGTTTGTAATAACAAGAATAAAGACATTATTCAACTTTGGAATCTTTTTAAAAATGCTGTTTATGTTTATTATCGAGAAGATGTCGATAAAGCAAATCGTATATATGACTTTGTAGTTCGTGGACTTAAAAAGTACACAGATGTCAATGTTGGTACTTCTACTATTCATGTTGAAGATAGTGAAGTTGAAGTTACTTGTACTGGTGACAATTATAAGTTTGCTGATACTAAAACAAGCTATAATTTTCAAGCTAATGATGTAAGCCAATTAGACATTCAAGATGACGGTCTTGGACAAACTCTTTATTTTAATATTAAATCTCAGAAAATTGTTGCTATTGGAACTAAGGAAGAGATTTTTAGTATTGGATATGATTTTGTTCTTAATAATCCTGAAGATGCTACTTGGCTTGGTTATACCAGCGCAAATAATACTCTTATTATTCGTGAAAATAAATCTAAACTTCGTGTTGCTAAATTTAAGTTAGTTCAATATGAAAGTGGCAATATTCTTGAGGGTAAAGTTACTCAAGATGTAAACGATTATACTTATCGTTATACTATCAATGTTGAGCCTACTTCTATTGAAATACCTGCTGAGGGTGGTACTAAAGTTTTTACAGTTGAATCTTATAAAGAACTTGTAGATAGCGACGGTTCTGTAATCGGAGATAAGATTAATGTTCCATACAATGCTTATTCTTCAAGTATTTATTTTAAAGTCAACGGTAATCAAGTAAGTGCCGAAGCTAATACCGAAGAAATTCGTTCTGCTGCTATTATTATTGAGCGTGACGAAGTTGGTGTTTCTGGAAATAAGAAAATTGATTTATATCAAGATAGTCTTAATAAAGAAATTCGATATAGACTTGTTGCTACTGTTGATACTAATACTATTGATTCCGGCGGAACCAATCCTGTTACTTTAACTGTTGAGTCTTATAAAGAAACTTATGTTAATGGAATTTCTCAAGGAGATAGAACTGATATTCCTTATACAGCTATTTCTGATAAAGGGCTTCTTAAAAATAATACTTCTGATAAAACGAAATGGTATATGTCTGCTAATGATACTACTAATATTCGTACAGATAGTATTATTGTTAGACAAATGGAAAGCAATAAGTCTGAAATCATAGATATTAGACAAAATCCTGCTCAAGAAGAAATTAGTTATGTATTTAGTGTTGACCAAGAAAGTCTAACTCCGCCTTCTACTGGACAGAATGTTATTCTTAATATTCAGTCTTATAAGCAATATTATATTAATGGTAAACCTACAACTAAAACTCCTGTTGGTTATACTGGAGCTGTTGTTACTGGTAATGATTTTATAACTATTCAAGACGGTTTGCCAAATAGTATTACTGTTGCTCCTAATAGTGGAGAAAGCGAAAGAACTGGTAAAATTCTTTATACTCAACAAGATAATTCCGGCAAGACACTTGAAGTTAGAATTAATCAGACCGGTGCTTCTATTACTTATACTTATCATTTGAGTATTAGCGAAAATGAAGTTCCTCTTATTAATACCGCAGATAGCAAGACTATATCTGTTGAGTCTTATCGACAGAAATATGTTAATGGTAGTCCAGAGGGTGGAAGAGAAAATGTTGATTATTATCTTTCTCAAACAAGCGGTAATGCTAATGAAAGTCAATATGGTGGAGTTACTGCAAGTGCTCAAGGTGAATATATTTATATTACTTCTGAACTTAATCAGACTAACGAAGCTGTATCTATTCAATATGATGTTATTCAAACTCAAAGTTCAGGAACTCCTAATGTAGAAAAACTTACTATTACTAAAGCTGCTTCTACTGTTGAAGACCAATATTTTATCGAAGCTCAAAATACTTGGATTGACGTTGTTGCTTATCCCAATGGAAGTTATGCTTATTTCAATATAACACGTGCTGAAAAACGACATGTCATCAATGGTAATGTTACTTCTGTTGAAGATAATCTTCATTGGGAACCAAGTTCTGATAGTAGTTGGCTTCATGTTGGTAATCAAAACGAAACTTATATTCTTTGTGACGAAAATACTGTTGGTGCTTTTAGAACAGGTAAGATAACTGTTAGACTTGTTGCTTCTAATGATACTAAAGTTGAGATTACTGTTAAACAAGCAGAAGCTACTTTTAGAACAGAAAGAAATGTTTATCTTAGTCAATCTTCTTTTTATCTTTCTCCTAACAATACAAGCGGCGAAGCTACTTACCGTCAAATGTACGAGGAATATCGTAATGGACGAGTTGTTTATGAAAGAGATGAAAGTGCTAATTATGAAGGTAAGGGACTATATAATGATTCTGTTGCTTCTTGTGGTCAAAGTTGTTCTGATTGGAATTTTGGTTCAAATACTTATGCAAAAACATTAGATGTTAGTTATACAGGTATTTGGGGAATGTCAGAAGAATTAGCCGCTACTGGACATTATCGAACTGAAGACGGACATTATGAAACAAGTATTAGTGCTACGTTTAGAGTTTATAATACTTTAGCTCTTGCAGAATTTAAAACCGCTCGTGCTAATGATTCTATTTATGACTTCTTCTATCATTATATTCCTAAAGAACTTAAATGTGTTTATACTGATTTAGTTAAAATATTTATTAATGCTCATGGAGATAATTATAAACTTCGTAAAGCTGTTTATAATCTTAATCTTTTCCAATCTCTCATTGCCGCTTACTTCTTTGAAGATACTAAGAAAATTAAGCTCTTCCTTGATTGTATTATTGCTTTTGCTAATAATTACTTTAAAGAGAACGATATTCTTTACGAGTATCGTTTGAATGGTATAGAAGAGAATGGTCATGTTTATCTCGATATTCTTCCTTGTCAAGAGAAAACCGATGTTAAGCTTGAACTTGATGTTGAAACTGGGCATCTTCGTGAGATTGATAAATCTACTAATAAACAAGCTATTGATTTTGAAATTAAAGATAATAATTTAATCGCTGTTAATCATGGATATAGAAGAGAAAGACTTGGGGAAAGCAATAGTAACTGTTGCAAATCCTGAAATTTATGATGCAACGCAGGCTTATGAAAGACTTACTTATGTTAAGCATAATGGACATGTTTATCTTAGTAAGCAAGATGTGCCTGTTGGTACATCTCCTACGGGGGGTGATAATGATGAATATTGGCTTGATTATGAAATAGCTGCTGCTTCTTGTCGGCTTGGTCGAGCTTATCGTCGTATTACTGATTGGAATGTTGTTAGACCTACTGGTGGAAGTTACGACAATCCACACCCCGTAGAGGAAGAATGGAATGCTGAGCCTACTTCTGCAAATGGTATTCTTTGGTATTCTGAACGTCTTTTTACAGAAGATGGTCGTAATCAAGATGCTGAATGGAGTATGCCTGCTCAGCTTACTTATACTCTTTATACAGAGTTTTATACTTCTAATGTTGAAAGAGACCCTGGTACTCCTGATACTCATCCTCAAAACTGGGTAAAAGGTTATCAAGAAGGTTATATTTGGCTTGCTACACAAGAAGTTTATAATGGTTCTAAACAAGGTTGGGTAGTTAATCTTATTCGTGGAACTAAAATTGAAAGTGTTGATGCTACTGTTGATACAGAAGTAGGTACTCCTACTGTTGTTGTTATTAACAAAGGAACTGACCTTAATCCGAAGTTTGTATTCCAGTTTACCAATATGAAAGGTGAACATGGAGATAGAGGTAATTATACTTTTATCTTTAATGGAGAAATTAATCCTACTGGAAATAATCAAACTTCTTCTGTTGTAACTCCTGCTGGTATTGTTCTTGCTGTTGGAGATAATGTTATTGATAACAACGGAAACGTTTATACAGTTCGTGTTATTGGGCCGACTACTTTTGCAGTTATTCAAGATGCTGTTCAAACTATTCGTGGTATTGATACCAAACGTGGAGTTGTTTATATGCGTAGCAATAATGACTCTTCTGTTAAAACTCCAACTGGTGGTTCTTATAATAATCCAGTTCCTACTGAAAGTGCTTGGAGTACTGAGATTCCAGATGGAGCTGCTAAACTTTGGGTTTCTACTCGAATGTTTACTTCTAATGGTAAGAATCAAGAAGAGGTTTGGAGTACTCCTAAGAATTTGACTTATGTTCAATATACCGAAACTTGGTATAGTACTGTTGAGAATAATCCTGGCAATCCCGATGATAATCCAGATAATTGGAGTAAGACAGGTAATAATTTTATTTGGATTGCAGTTCGTACTATTTATAATGGTAGTAAACAAGAATGGAATATAACTAAAGTTGTTGGTAAGACCGGTGCTACTGGACCGACTGGTGCTCCAGGTTCTGATGGAGCTGATGGTAAATCCGCTTCTATTAAATCTGCTACTGCAACGGTAGATGCTAATGTAGGAACTCCTTCTGTTGATGTTACTGTTGGTGGTACTGAATTTGAACGTACATTTGATTTTGCTTTTAAAAACCTTAAAGGTCGAAAAGGAGATAAGGGCGATATTGGTAAGACTGGCGAAAAAGGAGATACAGGCGAAGCTGGTAAGGATGGTAAAAACTTTACTATTCTTGGATATAAAGATAGTCTTGAACAACTTCAAACAGATGTTCCAAGTCCTGCTCAAGGCGACGCTTATGGTGTTGGTACTGCTGAACCTTATGAATTATATATTTATGATACTACCAAAGGTTGGGTAGCTAATGGAACTATTGGCGGTGGAACTTCTGTTGATGTTGTGGATAATCTTACTACTGCTGATGCAGATAAAGCTTTATCTGCTAATATGGGTAAGAAGCTTAATGAAGATAAGCTTGCCATTGGTGATGTTGTTAATAATTTAACAACCAATGATAGCAAGAAAGCTTTATCTGCTGCTCAAGGTAAAAAACTTCAAGATGAAAAAGTAGAAGATGCTCCCAAAGACGGTAACGTATACGGTCGTAAAAATAAAGATTGGGTGGAAGTTCCCGAGCATTTAAATCTTACATCAGAGGATTTAAATGACATAAATGGAGCGGGATTTGCTACGCAGAAAAGCATTGCTGATTACACAACACCTGAAAATAATTATCCTATTAATGAGAATGGAGTATTGATTTTCGCAAACGCCCATTATAGCCGTTCTAATCAAATCTATGGCTCTTATCTAACTAATAGATGGTTTGCAAGAGGCGGTGGAAATCAACAAGGAATTAGGACTGATTGGAAAGAATTTGTGTTTACTGGTGACGTCCTCACCAAGACCAACACTTCGCCGTTCACCCCTACGCAGCCTTATCATCCGGCGACGAAAAAATATGTCGACGAAGCTGTTGTTGCTAATTCATATAAAGTTCTTCCCATCGAAGTTCTTGAAATTACTCAGGGTATGGCTTCCGATGATATTTTTGCCAAATTTGGTGGAAAATCCGCATATCTTGATTTTGTTAAGAATACTCCTACTAATTCTATTATACGAGTTGAGGGCGGTGCTCTTTGTGTTGCAAGTATGATTAGTTATACTAATGATAATACAAGTACTCTTGATATTCAGACGCTTGGTTTAAATGCTTCACAATATATAAGAGTTACTGTTAGTAGCGGAACTGCTTCTGCTTTAACAACTAAATATATTTTTGTAAATGAAAGTGATGTTCTTAAAAAGAATAATACTACCGCTTATACTCCTACACGATATTATCATCCTGCTACTAAAGATTATGTAGATACAGTTCACTATGGAGTTGCCGTTGAATGTGATGGTTCATATATTAGTGAAAACAATGATTTTACTGGAGCAAGTGCTGTTGATTTAGTAAAAAGTATTTTTACTAATTATCAACAGATTGTAACTCATATTATTACTTTACATAAGCCTCTGTTTATTCATATAAATGGAAATTATTCTTGCATTGCTTGTAATTCTATTTATGCTTATAAAGATGATAATGCCAAAATATATGAGCTTAGTTTTACATATACTTTATTGCATAATGCCAGAGTTGAGTGTAAAATTTTTGGGTTTCATATTGAAGAAAATACTAAAGCTAATAGCTGGTGTATTATTAAAGATTTAATTAAGTCAGATAATCTCACCACCATAACCAAGAAAACTTCAACCGAATATTCTAACATTAATCCTAAAGCAGATAATACTGCTTATCTTGTAACAGATAATTAAAATAATTATTATAAAGATAATCGCGTTAATCTCGGCAATAATCTTGTCGAGATTAATCTATTTATTAATATTTAAGAAATAAAGTTATGGATAATCAAAACGATGTAGCTCTTGCAAATACTGTTAATGGGGAGGGGCTTAGGGTAGGAGAAACCAATGTTGGTGCTTTTGTTGGTAGTACTCTTGTTGCTGGTAAAGAATTTGATATTAAGCAACTCATTAACAATATTACTATTCCTGATAATTTCGTAAATTCAAGCAATAATGTAGGACGTATTTTAATTGCTAATTTTAGCAATAGTGATAAAATTGCTTTATATCGAAATGCGCAAAAAGTTACTATTCCAAAGCAACATATTGAATGGTATTCATATAATATTGGAGAAGAATTTTATGCTGTCAATGAAGGTAATATTACTGTTAGAGGTCTTATTCAATATTTTAAGCAAGTTAGCAGCAATTTAAATACTAATTATATTAATAATACTTATGCTTATAGTCAAGTTATAACTGACGATATTGAAAATTATAGTAGAGTTTATAATATTGTTTGTATATTAATGAATGAATAATATGGCTTACGAAAACAATAATGTGAAAGCAGGCGCTAATGGCGCTGATGTTTATGTTGGGAATGCTGAAATCATGGGGGGGAACAGATATAACTGCTGTTGACTTATATAATAAAGCAGATAATAACGATGTTCTTATCGTTAATGCTACTGATGCTGTTGCTTATATTCGTTTTTATATAGATAGCGATTTAGATGTTACTGCTACTTGTCAACCTTTTACTATAAATTGTCTTAATTATATTTCTACTATTGCCGATGAATTTGAAGTTCAATGTGGTGATAATAGTTATAAATATAAGATTAATACTTGTATTAGAACAGTTATTTCTCAAAAAGATGCTTCAAATATTGCTCAAGACCCTGCATTTACTATTGTAAATCAAGCTGATGAACATTTTACTGGAGATTCTTATTGGGCTTATAATTGGGACTATGCTAATTCTGAAAATGCCAAAGAAAGTTTTGCTGGTGGTTGGATAGTTCTAACTATGGATACTTAAATAAAAATATTGTATTTTGCTTTTATATTTGATAATTATAAATACATTTGTCTAATCATAATCAAGTTATTGTTAGTCTTGTTGCTTGGTTTATTTATATTATTAATAACAGCGGTTATTATTCGTTTTTGGTTTAAGTTAAAGCCAAGTAACAAACTACAATAACTTGATTTCTAAATTAATTATTTATCCACTTAAAACTTTTATTATTATGGAAAGAATTAATCTAATGACTTACGGTGTTATTGGTTTTATTTGTGCTCTTATTTTCGGTGTAACTTTTAACGTTGGTTGGGAAGTTATTTTCGTTAATCTGTTTATTGGTTTTGCTACTGCTATTATTAAATGTATGCGGAAAGGCTACGATTTCTATTTTGCTGCTGGTAATTTTGGTTTGCCTGTTTTCGTTGCCGGAATTATTACTTCTATTTGTATAGCTTTATCTATTGCTTAACATGAACTATCTTGATATTGTTATAAGACAAATTCTTGATAACTTTGATTTTGCTTATATGCTTTGTTGTAACATTCTTTGTTTTGTTATGATTAAAGCTCATGATGAATTTAATGGTGCCAAGAAAGTTCCTACTTGGAATAAACGTCTTTATTTGATTGTTTCTATTCTACTTCTTGGTGTTGTTTATTATGATGTAGGTGAAGTTAAAGTTACTGTTCTTGTTAATAGTGCTATACTTGCTCCAGTATTTTGGAGTTGGGTAGCCGCTCCAGTACTTCGTAGATTTGGAGTTAAATATAAGCAAGTAGATGATGCTTTAAAATAAATAATGAACCTGCCCCGTAGAGGAATCGAGAGATAACAATGATGTTGCTCTTGGTTTGCATCCCCTACGGGGTGTTATTGTAGCTACTCTTATGATTATTATTCGTACTCGTCATTTTCCTTTTGGAAGTTATACAACGATTAATCTTTTTGGTATTCTTTTTACTAAAAATAAAAAACTTTCTAAACGTACTATTAATCACGAACGTATTCATACTAAACAAATGAAAGAGATGTTGTTCATCTTCTTCTATTTATGGTATGGTCTTGAATATATTATTATTCGTTTATTTCATGCTAAACAAAACGATGCTTATCATGATGTTAGTCTTGAAGAAGAAGCTCATAACAATGACGACAATCAAGACTATATTTATCTTAGAGAGCATTATGCTTGGTTGAAGTATATCCGAATACGTTCTGCGGAATAGAAAAACTGACTGCGACACGCACGAGGATACGATTTTCCTGCCCCGTAGAGGAAGATAATATACGAAATGATTAATCTATCACCAAACGGTTTGCGTAGCGTGGCGAGCCTTAAAACAAGCCGTTTGAATAAAACATATTATTAATAAACATCTTAATCTTAATAAAGCTGTTATGGACAAACTTAAAAAAGTTAATATTTGGAGATTTGTTGAAGGTCTTGGTCTTGACCTTAAACGGAAACAACTTATTGGTAAACTCATTGAAGAAATAGTAGATGCTTCTATTAAGGGAATACCTGCTGCTTCTAATGATAATGTTGGCGGTATTAAAATTGGTTATATTCAAAATGAAAAGAATTATCCAGTTGCTCTTGATGGAAATAATAAAGCTTATGTTAATGTTCCTTGGAGTGATACCAATACCACTTATGAAGTTATGACTGGAGCAACGGCTTCTGCTGCTGGACAAGCTGGACTTGTACCCGCACCTGCTGCTGGTAAACAAGGACAATATCTTCGTGGTGACGGTCAATGGTTAACACCGCCTAATACTACTTATTCTCAAGCAACTGCTAATAAACTCGGTCTTGTTAAAATTGGATATATTGCCAATAGTAAAAATTATCCAGTTGTTCTTGATGAAAATGGAAAGATGTATGTAGCTGTTCCTTGGACTGATACTAACACAACTTATAATGTTGTTACTGCTTCTGATAATGGACTTATGTCTAAAGAAGATAAAGTTAAACTTAATGGTATCGCGAAAAATGCTAATAACTATTCTTTACCTGCTGCTACTTCCGCTGCTATTGGTGGGGTTAAACAAGGAGCTGCTGTTGCTGCTGTTGCTGTCGATGCAGATGCGGCAACTATTGCTGCAAAAGTTAATGAGCTTATAGCAAGTCTTAAAGCTGCTGGTGTAATCGCTTAAACATAAAGCTTATGAAACAGATTATAATAATTCTGCAAGCAATCTTGCAAGAGTTAAAAGAACAAACAAAGTTATTAAAAGAATAATTCCTGCTTATGAAAGTAATAATTATTATTCTTCAAGCTATTTTAAATCTCGTCCGTAAAAGGCGAGATTTAATTGCTAATAGAAGCAAGATACCGCCTGAATATAGAGATGATGTTGTTGTTTGGTATAGTCCGAAGAAACAAAGACTTACTAATTACGATGTTATTGAAAGTTATGCTGAAGATTTTACTTATTGGACGATTAACGATACCGCTATTACTTCTGCTCAGAAGAAAATAGTTATTCCTGCTGGTACAGAGTTAAAATATGCCATAGCTTTTAGAGGGTTTAATAGTTTTACTGCTGGATTCGATATTAAATATACAGGCAATGCTGTTATAACATATAGATACAACAAAGAAGACGGTACAGTAGGTACTATTGCTATTGATAAAAGTGGTATCTATCATTTACCTGCCAGCGTTAGAGTTCAAAAGAATTTTGGTTTTTATTGTAATCCTCAAACGGTAACAGAAGAAACTACTATCGAACAACTTCCTACTTCTATTCTTAAAGATTTTAGTGGTAATGGACTTGATGCTTATATGTATGGTTTTACTGGTAAATTAAATAGTGGTGTTGGTATTTATAAAGAAGATTTTTCTACTTATACTAAAAATAATCAAGCTATATTAAATGATATTTCTCCTAATAAATTTATTATTAATGAAGTTTTAGGAGCTAATGGTTTTCTTTATACTGGTAAAATGACTTCTAATCCTATAACTATACAAGTTGACGGAGAATTTAATGGAGTTAGTTTTCGTTATTTGTATGGTAATAGTGGAAATAAATTTGTTGTAATTACAGAACCTGGAACTTATGAATTACCTGCTTCTGACGGTTCTACTTCTAATAATGGATTCTTTGGTACTGAACAAGTTGGAAAATGCAATATAGTTGTTACTCAAATTCCTGATTATCCTAATTCTCTTTGTTATGCTGGTAAGCAATATTGTCAAGCATATAATCTTCCTAAATTTACTGATTATACTATTATTATTCGTAGAGCTATTTTAAGTTTAAATGGTTCTTTTGGTCTTATTAGCAAACGTATTTCTCCAAAACAATTAGGTGCATTTATTTTTGAAAAAGATAATAATGTTGCTGGAGCAGAACGAAATACTCTTCGTGCTTATTCATTTATGTCATCTACTGCTGTAAATCCTAATTTAGATTATTCCATTACTTATCAAACTAAAAATAAATATAATGGACAAGACCTTACTGTTGGTAGTACTGTCGATTCTGATGTATTTTTAATTGGTGCAGGTTTGTACAATGAAGCTAATGGCGTTGGCGAATTTATTACCGCAGTACACGATGATATTATCATTCTCAAACGTTCTCTTACAATTAACGAAATTAACGATATAACCGAAGCTATATTTAACGAAACCATTAATGTATCTGCTGAACTTCAAATGCTTATTCAGCAAGAACTTATTAATTCTGTTCGCGATAAAGTAGCTAACTCTCCTCGTGGTAAGGAACTTCTTGAAAAACAACTTAACAATATACGTGCCAAGAAAGATAGTATTATTGAAGAAGCTAATAAAGAATTAGAACTTTTCAAGAAGTTTCAGATAGCTGCTCAAGCTAACCCTAAACTTACCTATGTTGATTTTTGTAACAATATTAAAAATAAAGAAGTATGATACAACGTGAAGTTATAATTAATAAACTTGTTGAGTTTTATACTGGTAAAGTAGATGAACTTGCCAATCAGAATGCTCTTATAATGATTTTCCGACCCTTTATTGACAAAGCTGCCGATAAAAGTATTGGCAAAGTTGATAAGTTTCTTAAGATGATACAAGAAGAAGACGGTACTGTTGATATAGAACCGCTTCTTGGTAAGATGACAGACAATCTTATTGTTGCTGCTACGAAAGAATATCCCGATTTGTTTGGTGGTGTTACTATCGGTAATGGTAAAATTAAAATTGGAGTTCCCGGCATTGACAAGGATATTGTTCTTGAAGCTGCCGACATCGACCATTTTAAAAGTTGTTTAAAATAAGTTTCTTCCACGAAATTACTAAAACTGTAATTGTCGATTTAATTATGAACGGTAATATGTTGTGAAAACATGTTACCGTTTTATTTTTATCTTGCTGATAACATGGAAGTTATTATTAATAATGTATTTTTGTGTTATTAATGTTATTAATCCTAATCATCCTATGGCAACGCTCAATCAATTAATTAGTGAGATTGCTCATGCTGCTGGTTCTCCGAATACCATTGCAGTTCGTCGAAATATTCGGCAGGCAATTATTCATACTCGTAATGAACTTATTCGGCAAAGTTATGAACGTCACGGTTATACTGACAAAGGTCTTGAACAACGTTTTAGACTTGAACTTATAGATGTTCCTGATGGTGATGTTTATGGTACTAAAGATTTAAATCTTCCTCTTATTAAACGAACTAAGAATAAAGTTCCTCGTCCGGTTCGTCTTATCAACAATACTCCTTTTCAATCTATTCGTACTTCTGGTGTATATAATCTTTCTGTTCCTTTCGTTCGTGAACATGCTGCTCAATTTTATAATCAACTTGTCGGTCTTTGTCGTATTCTTCGTTACGACTATATAAATGAATATCTTTATATTTATAGCAATAGTAATGATATTCTTGACAACGTTAATTATATTACTGTTGAATCTCCTTTTGAATATCCTCATCTTATTAAAGAAGAAACCGTTGAAGCTGCTGGAGAATATCATCATTCTGATTATGACGACAGTGAAGAACTTGATGATAATGAATTTCTTCTTCCTGAAGATATGATTGGTCAAATTAAGGATATTATTTTTAAACGTAATCTTCTTAATGTCGCACGTGAAGGAAATGAAACACCTGTTGAAAATCTAACTCGTTAATCTATGCGTCCAGATATTGATATTAAATACTATTATGGTAAATTCATAGAGGATGCTAATAAAGCCTATGATATTAACAAAGAAGATTATGATAATCTTATTAATCTTCGTAAAAGGCTTTATCGACTTGTTGCTAATAAAAAAGCGATTATAAACGAGTTCTTTAATCTTGATATAAATAATATTGGTGACGACAATGAAATTAATGCTGTTGATTTCGATGCTTGTCGTGCTAAAACTCGTACTTCTGAGTTTGTTACTACTGATGTTCATAAACGTCTTACTTATCTTAATTTCCTAAAGTATCTACAAGTTCAAAAGAACGTTTACGGAGTTACTCAAAGTCTTAAACTTGAAGAACGTAAAAAGAGGCTTACTATTACTGAATATAGAAAACTTGTTCAACGTTTTTATAACTATGGAGTTATGAAATGTATTCTTGAAGGTTATGCTTATCAAGTTGCTGGTGGTCTTGGCAATATTGTTTGTAATCGTTGGAAAGTTACTTCTAAAAAACCTGTTATTGATTTTAATGCTACTAATAAAAAGAAACGAGAAATTCTTGCTGCTGGTAAAAAACTTTATGATGAAGATGAAGCTGCTGCTTGTAAACTTCGTGGTATTAAGTATGACGGTGTTCCTTATAAAGTTTATAAAACTAATGACTATTATTATGAATTTAAACTTATTGATAATAGTCGTTATAAAAACGTTAATATTAAGTTTGAACGTAAAGATAGAATTGATTTTAAATATCGTGGTATGAGCCAAGAAGAAATTGCTGCTACATGTAAAACTGCTGATGATATTTATCATACCAAATTTGATATGAGATTTAAACTTGGTATTCTTCTTGCTTTTGAACCTATGTCTTATCTAAATTTTATTAGAAATGCAGAACAAAAAGAATATAGTCTTGGAGCACATAATAGCCAAAATAGACAACGATTTCAATCCTGACAACAGTGACTGGATTGCTCGTGTTCCTGCTTGGTGTTTTGATGCAATGAGCCAACTTAAAGTTCTTAGAACTACATATAAAAAACGAACTCTTCCTGTAAGAAATCGTATTGTTCACAGCCCTTGTCCTATTACTAATAGCAAGGGTTTTGCTGTTTATGATAGTAACGGTTGTGAGGTTCGTTCTCTTAGAGAGAGTAAAGCTGGATGTTCATGTTCATCTTCTACGGGGGGTGATAGTAGTGAACTTGATAACACTCAACTTAGTGGTTCTAATACTATTTATATTACCGACGGAGCTTCTGATAAAGATTATATTGGAGCTGTTTCTGAACATGTTAATACAGATGTTTTTAATAGACGTCATAGAGTTGGTGACCAATATATCTCCCCCGTAGAGGATAATCGGAACTATGTCATTGTTGATAATAATACTATTGAACTTAATTGGGATGCTCGTGAAATTACTATTCGTAATCTTGAAATAGAAACCGAATATAGTAATTATTTTCAAGGAGAAATTCCAGTTGTTCCTAACAATGGTATTCTTATCGAAGCTCTTGCTTATTACTGTATGTATAAGATGCTTACTCGTGGTATGAAACATCCTGTTTTTAATCTTGCTGCTTCTCAATATGGAACTAATCCTTATTATATGTGGATGCAACTTAAAGGTAAAGCCAAAGCTTCTGTTATTGCTGATGCTCAAAATGAAAATGATTATGCTGGTGATGCTTGGCGTTCTTATTTTTATAATTATACATTTCCTAAATAATTACTGCTATGAAAATTAATCAAAAACTTAATTTTGATAGTCCTTATGAAAATCTTAAAGAAGGCGACTTAGTTCATGCTGGTAATATAATGATTGATAAAGATACTGAAACTATTTGTAATGAACCTGGTCTTATTGATTATTATCTTCATGGAGTTAATGCTAAAATAGTTGGTCATATTGAATGTAACGAAGAGTTTCTTGTTTTCTTTGATAACAATGATATTTATCGTGTTGATATTAGAAAGCCGATAGGTTCTAATAATCCTGTTAAAGTTGGTATTAATTGGCATTGGTGTGGTGGTGAAGTTTTTGGTACTTATACTTATAATGTTAACAACGAACTTATAGTTTGTATTAGTGAACTTAATCCCACAGAAGATTGTCCTCTTAAAAGTATCAATATTGATAAAGATGTTGACTTATATCAATATACTCAAGATAGCGATGAACTATATACAGAATTAGCTACTGCTCCTATTTCTAACTTTGGCGATGTTAAATTTGTCAATGGTAATCGTATTAAGAAAGGTACTTATATTTTCTTTATACGTTATTGGATTGATGATTATTATAATACTATTTGGTTTCCTATTGGTTATCCTGTTCAAGTAACAGACTTAGAAGCTCTTACTACTCCTAAAACAGTTTTCAATTATAATGCTGGTGACGGCAAAGGTAGTGGTAAAATTCAAGATTATTATTCAGAAGATGATGATTATACTAATACTAATCTTCTTGTTCAAGTTCGTATATTTACTGATACAAGACAGAATTATACTAAATATCAGCTTGCTGCTATCGTAAACGGAAATGCTTCTACCGAAGCTGTTGTTTGGGATAAGAAAAGTATTGGTGCTATGGTTGAGTTTACAATTGATAATAGTTTTGAAACTATGTCACTTGAAGAACTTACCAATGAACCTTTTAATTTTTATAATGTTAAAACTCTTGATAATTATCGTAATAGAGTTTATCTTGCTAATTATAAAATTGCTAATAAAAACAAACCGTTTTTAAATGAAACTGATTATGGACAGCTTCTTGCTAAAATGGGAAACGTTGTTATAACTGCTGTTGATAGAGATGAAGGTGATTATCCGGAAGTTTCCGAAGCTATTAATTTCTTTAAACCTAAGCCTGGTCGTCGTGGAGTTTATTGTTTCTTTATTCATTATGTTTATGCAAATGGAACTTATACAGATGGTGTTCCTATTTTAACTTCCAATAGTGGAACTCCTTCTGTTGATGGAACTAAACTTACTTGTACTATTTTTGGAAGTGATAATAATAGATTTTGCCGTTGTGTTTGTCCTGCCGATAAAATCGCTCTTGGTGGAATTGTCTTTGAACATATTCCTATGCTTGAGGGTTTTGTTGGCTATTTTATTAGTTATGCTGAACCTGAATATGTTGAAATTGGTAGTGGTTTTATAACTCAAGCTGACAAATATCTTTATGATGTCAAAGGACAAAATACTGGTAGTGCCGATAGTCCTTGTCGTTTTAATTATCCTGAGTTTAGTATTGTTGGTGGTAAAACTGATGCTAATAAAATAAGTGAAGTTTGCTATTTCCAATATACCGATGACGGTAATCTTAATACTCGTCTTAACAATCCTACTGCCGCAAACGCAAGCACTGGTATTAATTCTACTTCTATTCTTCCGCCTAATAGTTTTGATAATATTGGTAAAGAAGGTGTTCTTAAAATTCAGCTTTCGTCTGGTTTTAATGACCACCACGGTACTACTCTTTGTGATGTTTATATTGATGATTATTCGGAACTTTATAGAGATGCAGATAAGAATCTTATTTCTCTTGGCTATATTGAATACGTTAAGGAATATGATTCCAATGCTAATTATACTTATGGTAAGTCTACCGTAAAAGTTAATAATGCTGATGTTAAAGTTAATTATGCTTGGAATTATTATTGGAATGTTAGTACAGTATTTACTTTTCATCCTCATGGTATTATTTTCAGTGATGTAGATTGGAATCCTTATGATGCTACTACCGGTACTAAATTTTATGGTAGTAGTGATACTGTTGCTAATAAACCTTTGATTTATTCTTTTACTTTTGTTCATGAAAGTCATTATTTTCTTATGGGGAAGAAAGTTAATATGTCCCCTCGTACTGTTTATTATAATTATAATGACGGTTCTGAAAATACTCAAGGTTCTAATCTTATTGTAGACCCTTCTCGTATTAATGATTTATATAATCTTACTTCTAATTATTATTCTTTCTATCGTCGTATTATTATTAATTATAATAAGACTAATGAACTTTATAAGCGTGAGCAATATTCCAAAACTGTTTATCGTACTAACGTTATTGGCGATGAAAGTGTTGTTAATGCTTGGAAGCATATATCTCCTGAAAGTTATAAAATTATAAGCGAGAATAAAGGTGATATTACTAATATTGTTGCTGCTGGTACTTATCTTCTTGTTCATACAGAGAAAAGTCTTTTTGCTTTTGATATTAATAACGAACTTAAAACAAACGAGCAAACAGTTCAGATGTTAATGCCAGATGTATTTGAAGTTGATTATAAAGAAGTCTTTACTACTAAGTTTGGTATTTGTGGTTTCCAAGATTTTATTTCTTATATCAATGGAGATTTTGGCTATATCTTTTATGATTCTAATGCTCGTAAGTTTTATAAATTTGATGCTGGTTCTGTTGAAGAAATCAATAACGATATAACTAAATTTGTTGAAGCCTATGCTGCTGACCGTGTTTATATTGGTTATGATTCTGCTAATGCTCGTCTTTTATTTAACTTTATGAAGAAAGATTCTGCTGGTGCTTGGAAATCTTGTATTCTTAGTTATAGTCTTTATAATAATGATTGGCTTAGTAGTCATAGTTATACTTCTGATTATAAATTTGTTAGTCTTAAAGATAACTTTTATCTTATAGATTTTACTAATAGTTATTATCGTATTCGTCAATTTACTAAAGATGTGTATAACGAATATGAAGATGATGTACTAAATGAGTTTATGAATAATGAACTTATTGAAAGTAAAACTTGTTCTTATATTGATGTTTATTTTAATTCTACTAATCCTAATGATATTAAGATTGTTAACTTTATAACTTATATGCTGAATAAAGAAAAAGATGACTATTTTGATGCTCTTGGTTGTTATCTTTATACTAATTGTTGTTATTCAGATTACTGTAATCTTAACGAAGAACGTGCTTCTGTTGCTGAATATAAGAAGCCTGTTTATGAATTTGGTCGTTGGAATTTTAATTGGTTTTATAATAAACTTAAAAGTTATAAAGAGCAAGAAATATTTGGTCGTATTACTGGTAAATATAACAACGAACTTGAATATAATCAAACTGCTGTTGATGCCAAACTTATGGTTGGTAAATATGTCATTGTTCGTTTTGTTTTTAGAAATACTAATAAAAAAGTTTTAATTAAAGATATACAAGCTTATTTCAATACATAAGATATGGAAAAGAAATATTATGATAGAGGTCGTGATAAAGCATTTATTGGTGCTGCTATTGGTGCTGTCGGTGGAATTATCGGTGGTATTTTCGGTAATAAGAAGAAAAAGAAACAAGCTGCTGCCCAAGCCGAAGCTGAGAGAATAAATGCTCTTAATCAACAGAATGCTATTGATACACAGTATCAAAATCAACAAGCTGCTATTGATGCTCAATATGAACAAAACGTTTTAAATGTACAAGCGCAGGAAAAGCTTAATCGTGAACAGAATGAGCTTGCTGCTAAGAAGACTGGTATCGAAAACGCTGCCGGTCTTACTGCGTTATATGCTAATCAAGCTGAACTTGATAAAGAATTTCGTAACCGTTTTATGGCTTGTGGTGGTAAGCGTAAACTTCGTAAATGCGGTGGACGTAGTAAAGCTGCTTGCGGCACAGCCACCCCCCGTAAAGGAAGAAGCAAAGCTGGTCTTGGCTCGTTTATGCAATCCTCTACGGGGCAGTTACTTGGTGATGTTGTTGGTGGTGTTAGTTCTGGTATTGGTAGTATATTTGCTAATACAGGAGCAACTTATACTCCAACTGCTACTAAGCTTAACTATCGTACTAATACTTATAGAACTTATGACCCTGCTGACTTAGAAGTTTATGACGGTATTACTGACAAATTTACTGGTCGTCAAGTTGGAGAAAATAAAGCAACTTATGCTAATGCTCAAAATAACAATATGGTTGCCATGAATACTCTCGGTCAAGCTCCTACTGCTGCTATTACTGCTGGAAGCAATACCACGTATCAGCCTCGTTATCGCAATGGCGGGCGTAAAAAGTTAGTGAAACGTGCCCGCTAATAGTATAGACTTTCGCTGTATGGCATTTTATCCTCGAAAATGATTAATCTATCACGATTGAGATAAAATGCCGTGGCGAGCCTTAAAATGAATATTTTAAAATTATTGATATGAGAAAGATTAATAATCGAAAAAGTCTTATATTAGCGGCTGGTGGCGGTAAATATGTTCCTAATATAGTTCGTGGCGGAAATGCTATTCCTCTTGGTAATAACTTTTATTACATAAAAGGTAGGAAACATTCTGCTGGTGGAGTTGATATTGGTGCAGACCCAAAAACTGGTCTTGAAGTCGAGGGCGAAGAAGTTATGAAAGTTACTCCTAAAGAAGTTCGCGTTTATTCTTCTGTTCCTTTTCTTCAAGGTAATAGTCCAGCCGAACTTGTAATGGGTGGAGCTAATCCCGATGCTGTTTTTAATGCTCAAGAAGAATTTAAAGATAGAAATCGTATTAACGATGATGGTAGTAAATATAAAAATGGTGGTAAAATTTATGATGCGTCAAAGAATTATGAAAGAGCTGCAAAAGCTCGTGAATGGACAGGCACACTTATTGGTTTATTTGACCCTACTCCTATCTCTGGGATGCTTGACTTCGCTGATTTTGTGCGTAATGATAGAAGTGCTGCCGAGGGTGTTTTGGCTGCTTTGTCTGTGCTTCCTGGTGGTCGTGTACTTAGTAAGCTTACTCGGGGACTTGGGCGTCTTACCAAAAACCAATCCCTTATTAAAGAAGGTAAGAAAATTTCTGATGTTGTAAATCGTGATAAAACTCTTCAAAAGGCTATTAATTCTTTTAATCAATCTGCTCGTGATGGAACTTTAGCAGAACGAATGCGTAGAAGAGAAATACATGCTCCTGGCGGTGATATTGACCTTGATAGAGTTCAAGGCGAACATATTAAAAATTATAATAAAGGTATTCATTATTTTAATAGATATAATGAATTTAATAATAGTAATTGGGTTGATTATGAAAATTTTGCTGCCGCAAGTCGAGGTATAAATACTGCTGCTGATATTTATAATATTGGTAAAGAATCTGTTAATCTTACAACAGATGAAAATAAAACTAATAAAAAGAAATTAGGTGGAAATGGAAGAGTTACTAACGTTGACGGAAAACAATCCGATAGATATAAAAATGATAATAATAATGATGTTAACCAACATTTTGTTTTACGGAGTCTTAATCGCAATAATGTTGGGAATAATAAGACTGTTACAGACGTCCTCACTAAAGATGGAACTGCTATTAGATTTGAAGAAGCTCCTTATTCCAAAGTTGATTCTTTGGTGGCTAATAGTATCATTGGCGATAAATCTCTTTGGAACGCTCATCATTTGGTTAAGTCTGTTCGTGCTGGGTTAACTTCTAATCCTTTTAAGTATATTTATAATACTGTTGAAAATGTTACTAACGGTGTTTATGAAGAACTTCTTGGTAACATTATAGGAAAAGATAAAGCTATTGATGTAAAATTTCATGGTAATATTAATAAGAAACCATTAGGTGGCAATCTTCCTACTAACCAAAATGATTTTCTTGATACTTGGAATACTTCTCGATTAGCTACTGGTCGTTATAATAATCAATTAGGAGATGGTCGTCTTGAACGTCAAGCTGAAAGTCGTAATACTGCTCGTGAATTTCGTTCTCCTATTGGCTTTGCTATGAATTATGGTAAACGTGCTGCTATTCGTACTCCTTCTATGAGTGATACCGATTATCGTAAAGAGATTGCTCGCAATGCTCAAAGTATGAAGCTTAGACTTAATACTCCAGAAACTGGTCAAGGAGTTATTGGTGGTGCTTATCATGCTCCTACGCATAGTAGTTATGTTAATCAAGAAGAATTTGCTAAAGACTCTACTGTTCGTACTCACGAAAATGCTCATGCTTCTCGTGCTACTGAACAAGAACAAGTAATTAGTGATATACTTGGAAGTTCAAGTTCTTCTACTTATCTTCGTCGTCCTACCGAAGTTTATTCTCGTTTGATGCAGTTCCGTCAAGCTAATAATCTTGACCCGAATATTATTTATGATAAAGATAGTTTTCGAGAACTTCGCAAAACTGCTACTGATTATAATCTTATTAATACTTTTAAAGAAGACGAAGTAATTGATTTGCTTAATAATGTTGCTATGCGCAACGACCCTAATCAACTTAATCTTAACAATATAAATCTTAACACCGTTCCTGTTTATGCTGCTAAATATGGAACAAAACGTAAATCTAAAATGGGAAAAGTTATTTCTATAAATGGTAATGTTCGTAATGGTTTAATTCATACTCCGTCACGTGAAGCTTTTGCTTATGGTGGTGAAAGAAAACCTCGTTTTAATGGACGTTATTCTAAACCTGGACTTCATAATCTTAGTCTTTTGGCTTCTGCTATAATTATGCCAAAAGGTACTGTTGACAAAGAACCTGAAAAACCTCGTAGGGTTGGCTGGGCTGATTTGCATAATCGTTTGGTTACTGCTGATATTTCTCAAAAACCTTTGGATGCTAAACGAGATAATACTTCTGTTGCACATGTTATTTCTGAAACCGAAAAAAGAACTCATAAATTTAGTATTGGTGGTCGAGCTAAAGCTAAAGTTGGTAGCGGTTTTAGAATTAATGATAAAAAATATAATGTAGGTGATACTATTAATTATAAAGGTCAACAATATCTTGTAACTGATAGAAACGAAGCTATTCCTCTTTCTAATACAAATTCTAATATTATAGATAATGATATTGATATTCCTACTACTGATATTACTACTTCACAACTTGCTCGCAATGTAGTTAACGGTCTTGCGAATAATGCTCCTACTTATAAAAAGAATGGAGAAACTCATTACTTTGTTGAAGCTCCTACTGTTAGCGTTCCTAATTCCGATTATGATATGGACGCTCTTCAAAGAATGATACTAAGTTTACCTGTTGGTACAAGAAGTAATACTTCTTCATCCTCTACGGGGAGTAATAATAAACGACAATCTGTTTCTATTCCAGTTGCTTCTATTAATCCTCTTGACGGTTCTAAAGTTGTGTCTGCAAGCGATGAAAATGCTGCTATGATTAGACGCAATTTAGCTCCTACTGTTGTTAATCGTCTTACTAAAAACGCTAATAACGATATAAATTATTTTCCTATTCAAGAAGATATTGCTAAAACTCGAAATCTTGATAATATTCAATTTGGTATTAATCTCGGTTCGTCTGCTATTGATGCTCTTATGAGTAATATTTTTGTTAATCAACTTCATAGTTATACTCCACCTACTATTACTGCTCCTACTATTTCTAATCCTGGCGAGATTAAACTTAATGAAGAAGACTTAAAAGATATTCCTGCTCCTATTTTGATGGCTGCTGCTAAACTTAAAACTCGTTATAATGCTAATCCTCAGCTTGCTAAAATAGAAGATGAAACTCGTCGTACTATGCGAGATATTGACCGCAATACTTCTAACAGTCGTGTAGGTCTTGTTCGTAAACAGCTTGCTGCTCTTCGTGGACAAGAAGCTAAGAATCAAGTTTATGCTCAGAAAGAGAATATTGAAACTGAATTGATTAACAAGGACAAACTTAATCAGCAAGAAGTTACTGCTCGTAATCTTGCTCGTTATGACCAATACAATCAAGCACTTGCTGCTCAAATGGCTAATCGTGCTCGCCTTCGTCTTGCTGCTGATACAGCTAATATTCAGAATAGACTTGCTGTTTCTACCGCAAATGCTAATCTTAAAGCACAAGCCGACCAATTTAATGCTGGTAATAGAATTAATTCTCTTATTCATCAAGCCGGAATTGATGGAGCTAAAGCCGAAGCAAGAGCTAATATTGTTAGTAGTCTGCTTGGAAATGTCGGTTCTGCTTTTGATGTTTGGAATAGAAACAAACGTCAAGCTAAGCTTGATGAAGAAACTTTGAAAGTTCTTGGTCTTCGTGCTCCGAATGTGAATAAGCTTATGTTACGTACTCTTGGTATTAATGAATAAAATTATATACTATGTCTTTTGGAAGTTTTAAAACTATTGACTATACTTATGTTCCAAAACACAATCTTGAAGTTATTGGACAAACTTATGATTATCTTCAAAATCGTCACGATGTTGCTGTCGCTCAAGAAAGCGAATTAAAAAAGCAAATCGGTCAACTTGAACTTAATGCTCAAGAAGATGAATTTAAACAACTTCTTGTCAACAATGTTCAGAGTAAGATTAACGATGCTATGATTGACGATTTTAAAGGTTATGCTCTTGATGATATTGTTGCTGAAGCTGGTAATCTTATGTCTGACCCAAGAGTTCTTGGTCGTCTTCGTGCTCAACAACAATATAAAGCTTATCAAGATAATCTTAATGCTCGTACTGATTTATCAGAAGATTATAAAAATTATTATCGTCAAGCCAATACTTATCATTATGAAGATAAACTTGATGCTGCTGGAAATGTTATTGGCGGTACTGAATGGAAACCTGCTGAACAAGAAGTTAGTGAAATACCTACTTCTGTTATTTATAATCAAGCTTTGAAAATGGTTCAAGAAGATGCTGGTGGTGGAGAAAGTTATACTTTCCTTGATGCTAATGGTAAACCTACTGATGATTTTACTCAATCTGCTACTGGAGAAATCTTTATGAAACAAGGTACTAAGTATAATAGACTTAGTACTGAAAAGCTTCAAGCTGCTATTGACGCAGCTATTGAGGGAACTCCTGGTGCCAAAGCCAGTCTTCAACAAGATTATAAGATTGCTATGTGGAAAGACCAAACACAAGGTAAGAACGCTGATGTTCGTGACCATAATGGTAATCTTTTAAACGAGCAAGAATTTATTAATCGTCGTTTTAATAATTTTATTAAAGCTGCTACTTATAACCGTGTTTATGGTAGTGCTGAATTTGGAACCGCTCTTCAGTCTGCAAGAAAGCTTGCTGCTGGAAGCGGCGCTGCTGTTTCGGATATGAGCTTTCCTAATCAAATGTATGATGCTCCGAGTATTACTGTTAAAAATCAAAGTGCTATTAATGCTCGTGGAAATATTCAATCTAATAAAGCAGCTCTTGGCGAAGTCTTCGCTCGTAACGGTATTAATGCTAATGTAAATACTCTTACTCCTGATGCTTTGCGTCAACAAGTAGATGCTATGCCTAATGGTATGGATAAACTTATTGCTCTTAAAGCTGTTAAGTCTATTTCAGACGACCAAGAATTTCTTGATAATCTTCTTGGTGTTCAGAAAGGAACAGAAACTGGCGATGCTTTTGAAATGTACACAGCTCTTAGTTCCGGTACTGATTTACCTGCTGATAATAGATTTAGAAATACTGTTAATCATTATAACGACGTTATATTTGACCCTGAAACTACTGCCGTTCGTCAATATATTAGTGAAGACGAATATGCTACTTTAGTTAAAAATGCTGGCGGCGATGCGGCAATTAGAGCGCTCGGTATTAAAGTTGGACGTGCTAATGGTAAACAATATGTAGAACTTCCTCGTGAATATAAAAACAATTTGTTTACTTTTGCTAAAGTTGTTCGTGATGCAAGAAATGAACATAATAGCTTTTTTAGTGATGCTTTTCAAGCAATCATTGTTCTTACAAAAGCAGCTTTTGGAAATGTTGATAAAAGTAAAATTGGTTCAAATGCTGTTCGAGTAAAAAGTGATGGTACGACCGATGATGTTGTTACAGATACTACTATACCTAATCAATTAATTGGAGATTTTGGTACACGTGGTGTTCTTTCTGGTGTTATAACTAATTTTGCTAATTTTGGTGACGAACTTAGTAACAATGCCGATGCTGTAATAGAACAAGAAGTTATTGTTCCTACTCAATATTCTCCTAATGCTACGCCTGCCCAAGCACAAGCTGAATATAATATCAAACATGGTATTGGTAAGCGTGAAGACAACAATGCTATTATGAATATTGAAGATGAACGTTTTTATCAAGGTATTGGTAATATTGATTTAACTCAAAGTCCTAATACTTATATTTACGATGAAGATTTGAATACTTATCGTGAAATGGATACGGAAGAAGAACTTAAATATACTAATCTTCTTGCTAATGCTAAAGAGAATGTTATTACTAAAGGTATAACTCCTTTCAATAATTCTATTCAAGCTATTGTTAGTGTCAAAGACCCAAAGAAACCTAATGACGCTCCTAAACGTATTCGCTTTGACCTTAATCCTGTTATGACTAAAGAATGGATGCGAGATACTAATATTAAAGCTGGTATGCGTATGCAAAATCTTCGCAGTTATAAACAGCAATTTAATATTGGTAATAGTCCTTATGATGCTAATATTGGCAAATATCGAATTACTCCAGACCTTGAACTTGTTAATGTAACAAATAATCAAGTTATTCGTAGTCTTAGTCCTATGGAAGCTCAAGACTTGATTGAAAAGAGTATTCGACTTGAAGATTTAGGAGATGCTTATGTTACTGGAAATGCTCCTAATGCTACTTATACTCAAACCATTATTAATAGTATTTCTCAAGCATATTCTCAATATCTTTATGGTACTACTGATTATGCTGGCAATATATCAAATATTATTAGTAGGAACTTAACTAATTATAGATAACATGGATGTATTAAAGTTTTTACAAGAGGGAAATAGAGTTCCAAATCCTGATTACAATCCTAAAACTAAAAAGGGGGCACTTCAGCCCCCATTTCTCGTTAATACAGATACTGAGGGAAGTAGTACTACTGGGTTTACAAGACAATTTACAGAAGGACTTAGTTATCGTAATGCGCCTATTAATCTTCATCCAAAAGATTACGCTCCTTACGATGTTTATGTAAATAACTTTGATGATGAAGAAACTCTTAATTTAGAACGTGCTAAAAATCAAAGTAATGTTGGTCAAGCTATTTATGCTCTCGGTAGAACCTTAAATACTATTACTATTGGAACCGCTGTTGGTATGGCTGATTTAGCCGCTATTTTAGTAGATGCTTTAGACGAGGATGGTTTTAATTATGAGCGTCCTGAAGTTGTTCAAGCTTTATCTGATTTCAAAGATGCCATAGATGCTCGTATGCCTCTGTATCGTGAAAATCCAGATAAAGCTTTTGATGTTGCTGATATGGCTTGGTGGGCTGAAATGGCTCCAAGCATTGCTACGTCGCTTACTCTTATAGTTCCTGGCGTTGGAGTTACTAAAGGTTTAAGTGCTGTTGGTAAACTTCTTAATCTTTCAAAGAATGCCACTAAAGCTGCCAATCTCATTAACATGGGACAAAAAACTCGTGACGTTATTGCTACTGGTGGTAAACTTCTTACTCAAGGTGCTACTATGCGTTTACTTGAGAATTATCAAGAAGCTATTGGCACTAAAGAAAATGCTAAAGAATATGCTTTAGGTGAACTTCAAAATATGACTCCTGAACAGCGTATTGAATTTAACAAAAATAATCCTCAATATGCTAAAATGGATGATAATTCTATTGCAGAAGATATTGCAACCAATGCTGCCGATGTTACTTTTGCTACTGACTGGTGGAATATTGGTTTTGATGTTTTTCAGCTTTATGGTTTACGTAAACTTGCAAGTTCTCCTTTAGCTGTTGGTAAGAGCGCTAATCTTCGTAACCTTAACGAAGCTGTTATTCGTAGATTTGGAATGACTGCCGCAGAAGCTGCTGATGATGCTGCTCGAGTTATTACTCGCCTTGATAAAGCTAAACAAGTTATGTCTAATCTCGGTTATGATATTCTTCATGGTGTTCGTAACGAATGGACAGAGGGTGTTGAAGAAGCTGTTAACTATGTTGCTTCTGAGAAAGGTATGGAGCTTGCTCGATATGTTTTTGATAAAGATACTCCTATTAAAGATTTCACTGATTATCTTACCGACCCTCACATGTGGGAAAGTGCTTTTTGGGGAGTTCTTGGTGGCGTAGTTTTCAGTGCTGGCGCTGAAAGTGTTGGTAGTCTTTATAATCGTAAATTTAATAAAGAATTTGTTAGTGCTGAGAAACAACGAGAGAATGAGATTAATAATCGTGAACTTGTTGCACAGCAATATCAACAACAAATTAAAAAGATTAATGAAGATAACGTTAATCCTTTTGCTACTGATGAAAACGGAAATAATCCTGTTATTGCCAATAACTCTGAAAAAGAATTTCTTTTAGAAGTTGCTCGTAAACAATATACTTCACAGCTTGTTATGAATGCTGTTGATGTTGGTAATGTAGATTTTCTTGAAGCTTATCTTAATAGCGATGCTGTTCGTAAAGGTTATAAAGAACGTTTTGGTCTTACTGAACAACAAGCTGCTCAATTCCAACAAGATGCTATTACAGATGTTGCTGCCGCTAAGAAAGACTATGTTACTATGGTTAATCGTGCTATGAAAAATGGAGCTAATTTTAATATTGCTCAAATTATTGCACGTCAACATCTTAATAGAAAAAATGCTGCGCATTATAGAAAACAAATGCTTAGTGCTTATGAAAATCTTTATAATGAAGAAGTTGCTAACGCTGGACATATAACTCCTGAATACGAACAAGCTATTGAACAAGATGTTTATGAAAATCAACTTCTTACTCTTCGTAATCAGCTTGTTAATCTTCGTCTTAGCGAAGATAATTCTTCTAATCAAGAACTAATTGCTGATGTTCAAGCTAAGATTAAATATATTGAAGATAATCCGCCTATTGGATATGCTGAACAAACTGACGATAGTGTTGCCAAAAAAGCTAAAGAATTTAGAGATTTATATAGTAATGAATATGATATTACTTATAATCTTTATAATCGTCGTTTAAGTAATGCTATTGAAGAAAATACTGTTAAAGATGATGATAAATCTCTTAAAAAGCAGATTAAGCATTATAATAAGTTTTTTGATAAAGCCCGTAAAGATATTATTGACGGAGCTTTTAAAGATTTGGAAAGACTTTATGATAAGTATGGAGATAATATTTTTGATAGTAATAATCTATCAGAAGAAGATGCTCGTACTTATGATAAAGTCAAAACTGTTTTTACTTCTTCTGATATTAACAATGACGAAATGTATGCGTACATTGACGGTCTTCGTAGACTTAAAGAAATACAAGACCAGCATGACGCTTTTAAAGAACCTGAACAAGAGCCTGGTGGTACGAATTTAAGCGAGGCAGTAAATGCTGATGCAGCTCAATCCTCTACGGGGCAGGTTAATGGTACTGCGTCTGAATCGTCTGCTGCGCCTGTATCTGCTCCTATTGACAATGCTGCTAATCCTGCCAATCCAGCAGATAATGCCAATCCTGCCAATCAAGCCGATACAACTGAACAACCCCCCGTAGAGGATGGAAACAATCCTCAGCCTGCTGCTGTTCCTGTTAATCCGCCTGCGCAACCCGTTTATGATGATGTTGCTGTACATGATTTTCTACTTGAATGGTTTGGTACTAATATTGAAAATCCTGAAACTCTTACCGCCGATGATGTTCAAATAGCTTATTCTTCTTTTATAGCTGCGGCTAAATCTGCTGGTATAGTTAAAGAAGATGCTGATATTGCTTGGAACAATCTTATAGGTGCTATTTATGGAGATTATGTTGTTCGTCAACAAGGTATTCTTACCAGTGCTTTAGATGACAATGATAAGATAATGCTTCGTAGAGCTTTGTTTGCACTTATTAATCGTCGTCGTGGTAATCGTTCTGCTGTTCAAACTATTATTGAACAATTTGTTGATAAGACTAATCCTAATACTAAAGAAAAGTTTGGTTTTGAAATTAACGATAAAACTTACTTTAATATTGAAGATTTAGTTGCTCATATTTATAATATTGCTGGTACAGATATAGTTGCTGAGTTTTTGTTTGATGAAGTTGCTAAATATCTTCAAAGTCCTATTAATCAAAAGTTTGTTGCTACTGACGACCCAAGTGTTTATCGTTTAAGTAGAGAACAAAAAGCCAATCGTATTTATAAGCATGCTGAGAATCGTCTTGCTTTACTTTCTACAAGTAATCAAAATACTATAAATGTTGATGAAACTATTAATAATGAAGAAAGATATACTGCTGTTGTAAATCTTAATCCGGGGGATAAACTTGTAGCCAATATTAGTAAAGATAAATCTCGTTTATACTTTATTAATCCTAAAACTCATGGAGTTGTTGGTTACATGGGTATTCCGAGATATGATGATAGAACTGGTACTCTTAGTCATGTTAATTACGGTTGGAAATACAATGTTATTATTAACGATGATGGCAGTGTAGATAGTGATTTTAAAGATTATGTTTTTGATATTATAAATAATAATCTTACTTTAGCCAATGAACTGTTTCTTCTTAATCAACGTATTCTTGAACTCAATTACGCAGGTCTTAACCCCGTAGAGGATGCAGGAGTACAAAAAGAAATTGCTCGTCTTTATCCTTTAATTGAAAATAATAATATTAGCGTTGGTGTTAAAACTGATGATGATGTTTATAATCATGTTAAGCATCTTTCTGATATTATCGGAACTGCTTTTGCACATCCTTCTGAAATTAAAGATAGTGTTGAAGATTGGTTCTTAAAGATTGGTTCTTCTTATGCTCAAACTTATGCTTATGCTAACGGTGAAGTTCAAGGAGATTTTGTTGTTGGTAAAGTTAATCGTGGAAACATACTTCTAACCGACGAAGCAAATCAAGAAGTTCTTGATGCTGTTGATGATTATAATGAAGATAAAGTTAAACTTGCTACTGTTACTCAAAAAGGTTTGTTCCAAGTTAATGACGAAGATGGTCTTCGTAAAGCTAATAAAAATGATGAATATATTGGTACTTCGTTTTTGTTTATTCCTGACGGTCATGGTGGTTATGATATGGCTCAAATAGCTAAACCTTTATTTGCCGATATATCTAACGATAAAATCAATGGTATTAAAGCAGGTATGCGTGGAGAAATAGCTGCTTGGATACATGGTTTTCTTACTAATAAAATAACTCTTGATGATGTAGCTAAATATGCTGGCGAACTTCTTGGTAAAACTGGTTTGTTTAATGGAGTTGATTTTTTCTATAATACTAAACAAGGTTTTGTTAGTTTTTATTTTTATACAGAAGGTCGTGACCATGCTGGTAATCGTACTACTCATAAACATTATTTGTTTACTCTTAATGAAGCGTCTGGACAATATGGACGTAATGTAGCTTTTAATACTGATACTGCAAATAGAGGCAATCGTTCTGTTGAAGCTGCTAATACTAAACAAACTTATGCTTACGTAAGTAGTTTTAATCAAGCTAATACTAATCAAGATTTACTTGAAGATATTGATATTTTTATCAATAATTCGTTTATTAGTGTTCCTTTCAAAATGGCTGCTGATAAAACTAAAAGAGAAATTGCTGGTAGATATGTAGGTAAAAAAGACGATAAAGTTTATATTAATGTTGGTTCTTATAAAACTGAATATAATAGTTATCAAGAGTTTCTTGTTAATAATGGTTTGATTAGAACCAAACTTACTAAAGATGCTAATAGAAACAATTATAGTCATAATAAGTATGTTGCAGTCAATACTATATTTAATCCTGCTATTATTAATAATAATGCTATTTCTTCCAAAAAATTAACTGATAAATTTGATTCTGTTATTTTTGTTGATTTGCTTAATAAAGGTAATACTATAATTGATACTTATAAAACCATACTTGACGGTAACGAAAATGCGTTAAAAATACTCGATGCTATTGATAATTTAGGTTTCTTGCCTATATTAGCGGAAGTAAATAATAATCTTCTCGATGCACAAGGAAATCCTGCTTATGCTGCATACGATTATGAAAATAATTCTATTGTTTTTAATTCTGATGAGTTTACCAAACATGATTATTTTTGGAGTTTAAGACGTTTTGTACATGAAAGTCTTCATCAAAATTTAAACAATAAATATACTCGTACTGAAGCTCTTGATAAACTTCGTCCTATATATGAAGCTTATAAAAAGTATGTGGAAGAAAATCATCCCGATGATGCTTCTTATACTAAATTCCTTAATATTCGTGCTGATGAAACTATTAATCTTGAAGAATTTATTGTTGAAACGCTTACTAATGGCGAACTTATTAATCATCTTAATAATATTTCTGCTGACGGAACTCCTCTTAATAAGACTGAGAATAAATCTTTGCTTAGACAACTTCTTGATATTATTATAGATGTTCTTGGTATTGAAGTAAACAAAGATAGTTTGCTTGAACGTGAGCTTGAATTGCTTAACGATATTAATCCTAAATCTGATAATGTTACTACAACTGTTAATATTGTTCAACAAAGCTATGATATTGACCTTTCTGAACAAGATTCAAATAATCCTGAGTTTTATGGTAATGATGAATTTACTAATCCAGATGATAGTGGTTATAATGATGATAATTTGCTTAGTGCTGTTAGTGACAATTACACAGCGCAAAATCTATTCGACTTCGTAAACGGTATGCCGACACCGTTACAGCCTGCTATGCGTTCAGCGCTGCTGCGTGGCGAACTTTATATGACGTGCCGATAGATTAATCGACTGAAAATAAACGTGGCTTAGAAGCCAAATAAACCGCATTGTCGGGCATGTAAGTATGTTTTACTTCGTGTCCGACATTGCTATTATTAACAATAAATTTATTAATGTTATGGATTGTAGTACAGTCATTATTAACAATGACGCTCTTAACAGAAAACTTGCGACTGAGGTTGGACAAGGAACAAAGAGTTACAATGCCCTTTTTGCCGTTACTCAAGAAGACGGTTTTAAAAAGTATTTGGTCGATAATAATATCGACTATACAAACATGGATGAGCTTTATAAAGCTATTGTGACTTATAAAGCTAATTTTACTCGCAGTATTGGTGACATTATAAATAATGAAGCCAAAGAGAAAAATCAAGGTTTTAGTTCTTATGCTGCTCGTGTTGATGCTATTAATTATTTAGCTAATGTTGCTAATATTATTTACTTTAACAATTTGTTTAGCGGTCGTAATTCTATTAAAACTTACAATAAACTTCATAATAGATTATATGAAGTTATTGTTGATAATTTTATTGCTACTGCTCGCAATTATTATGCCAATGTTGATGTTGAAGTAGGTAATACTATTCAAGCTTTTATGAGTAATAAAAGTCCTCGTTCTCAAATACTTGGTTATCTTAGTAATGTAATTAATACTACTCCTCTTAAAAATCATTATAATATGATTATGCTTCTTCAAGATAAAGCTTTCTTTAATGAAGTTGCTAATCATAAACAAGTAGCATCTATTATTAATCGCCTTGATGATACTTCCGATGATGATACAGTTGATTCTGATAGTAAAGATTTCTATGAAACTGGAGAGCTTAACGCTGATGCAGTAGATGCTACCGATAATCAACTTGAACAACTTACAAATACTCTTGGTGTAATTACTAACTATGAAGGGCATATTGACGAAATAGTTAAAGTTTTCCTTAATACTATCCCTAAGCTTGAAAATACTACGATTAATGCTACTGCAAAAGGTAATAATCGTTTCTATCGTAAAGTTAATGAAAATGTTGGTACGCTTGAATATGAAGATGCTGATTTTCTGAAAGCTCTTCTTTATACCAAAGTTCGTAATGATAACTTCGATGTATTTATGGATAGTCTTGAAGAAGTTGCTAATAATGTAAAAGGAGCCGAATCTCTTATTTATATTAAGCAATATCTTAAAGAAAATCCTCAATTTGCTTATAAGTTTAGAATGATTTTTAATCGTCCTATTCCTAATAAGACTGAAACTTATATTGATAGCAAAGGTAATCCTCGTACTAATGTTACCAATTTATCTGCTCACCCCGCAGATGTTATTTTCAATAAGCTTGATAACGCTGTTCGTAATATTTCTGTTCCTAAAGCAAGTAAATCTATTAGCCAACTTAATGAACTTCTTGAGTTTACTAAAAATAATATTACTTACGGTGATACTACCGAAGAAGAATTTGTTTATAAAATATATAAGATAGCCAAACTTGTTGTTCCTAATATTACAGTTGATGCTATTAAACAATATGCTCGTGGTGAAAATCAAACTATGAGTAATCTTCGTAAACCTAAATTATATAATGACTTTATTACTGAATTATCTAATACTTTTAAAACTTCTCGTGATTTTAATACTATTAAAAATAAATATATTAAAGCTACTCCTCAAGAACGTGCTATATTTGATGCGCAACAAGGTAGTTTTTTCCGTCCTATACAAATTATAAATCTTCGTTCATTTGCCAATGACCTTAATAAATATTTAGCAACTTCTGTTTCTCTTAACAGTCGTAATCCTGAAGGCAATCTTCAATCGGATGTTCTTAACCGTAATTATGTTCTTACTTTTAATCAAATACTTGATAGTGAAGAAGCATGTCGTGCTTTTGCTGAACAAAAGTTTAAGAGTACTGATTATAATTACAGCAACATTCTTATTGAAAAAGTTGACAATGACGGTAATCTTGTTCCCGGTCTATTTAGAAAAGTTGGTAATCAATACGAACTTACTTCTTATGGCAAAGAATTAATGCGAGTTAGTTTCTTTAATGGTGCTAACGACAGACGAGATTATTCTCCTTATATTTATAAGACTATGACTAAAGGAGATTATCTTATGTCTAATTTCCTTGAGTTTATTGCCGCTAAAGAAGAATCTATTATGTTTAATGGTAAAGACCATAAAGTTCGTTTTGCTAATCTTTTCCTTAGTATTCCGTCTGATGCCGGTAATCAATTTATGTTTAAAGCTCCTATTATTAACATGGATGGTCTTTTTCAAGACACCGATAATGGTCGAGCTTTTAATGTAAATCATCCTATATTTGCTTCTTTCCGTAATATTATTTATCAAGAAATTCTTGATGCTTATAATATTTATGAATATATATTTGAAAAAGACCCTGAAAATAGAGGTTATGTTTTTGAATTTAAAGAAGGTGTTCCTCAAATTAGAGCTGATTATGATGAAAAGCTAATGTATGAGAATTATGAAATAGCTGATTATCCAGAAAAAGTTAATGGTATAACTAAAGTTTACAAAGGAGCTTTTCATGTTAGTGATAATACCAAGCAATATATTCTTCATGGTCGTGGTGCTCGCCTTTCTGAATTAGATACAGAATATGCCGACCTTAGTCTTTATGATAATCTTCTTGGCAACGGTAAAGTTATTGATATTCTTTATGGTCAAATTGGCGATACTGGAATACAAGTAGTCAACGGTCAAGTTATACTTAATAACAAACAAGTTGCTGCTGTTAATGATGCTATTTCTCAATATCTTGATAGTTATCTTATTAATGCTTATGAAAGTCTTAAAGAAGAATTTCTTACTTATATGGAAGCTATTAATGAAAACGCTAAAAAGGTTATCATTAATAAGCCGAAAATACAAGAATTTCTTCTTAATGCTGTTATTCATCAACGCAATCTTGATGATTTATTTAATGGCAAAAGTAAATACTATAAGAATAGTGGAGATATTCTTAAACGTCTTAAAGAAGTTCAAGGTAGTGGTGCTCCTTTTGGTAATAGCAATATTCGTGTAAATGACACTAATCTTGCAACTGCCCCTAAAATTAAATTTGAAGCTGGCGGTCGTCAATTTGAAGTTGGTTCTTCTTTCAATGCAGTTACAGTTTTAAATACAAAACGTGCCGCTACACAAGAAACTATTAACCGTATTGAAGCTCAACTTAAAAAAGCTGGAGTTCCAGAAGCTCGTAGAGAAGAACTTCTTGATGCTTATCGTGGTAAAGAAAAAGTTAATGATGCTCAATCTTATATTACTTTTGATGAGTTTATTCGTCGTGTTTATATCGCTGGCGAATATAACAAATATAAAAATGTTATAGAGGCTCTTCTTAGTGATAAGCCGCTTGAAGAAATTGATTTTGATGCTCTTAACAAAATTCAAGTTCAAAAGAATTTCTATTACACTCTTCATTATGATGCTGCTCGTAATCGCGAAGTTCCTCTTCAAATAAAAAATGCTGAATATGTTCTTATTCCTAAACTTATAAAAGGAACAGAATTTGAAGCTATTTATAATGCTATGAAAGCTGCTGGAATTGACCAACTTAATACCGTTGAAACTTCCAAAGCTGCTAAGAATAGATTGATTGAGCTGTGGGATTCCTCTACGGGGGAGCTAACTGATGCTAAGCTCCAGCGGTTTATTGTTGATGCTGATAAATATAAAGAACCTTATCAATATACTTATCTTTATCGTCAACAAGAAGTTCCTTCTCATCTTAAAGATAAAGAAAATAAAATAGGTATTCAAGTTTATAAAAAGCTTCTTGATAATATTCCTAATGATACTACTGGTCGTGCTCTTAAACAAAGAGTTTTTCGTAATATTGTTTCTAATATAAATACTTCTTTTGCTAATGCTTGTACTTTGCTTAATATTCCTCTTGATTCTAATGGCAATCTTCAATTCGACGAACAAGGTAATATTCTTGGTCTTAATTATGAAAGACTTTTGAAACTTGCTCGTGAAAATGCTGCTCGTAATGGTGCAGATAAAAATACTCTTGATTTTCTTACTACTGATGAGAATGGTAATCCTCGTTATCCGATGTATCTTAATAGTATTTCTAATAAGATAGAAAATCTTGTTAACGGTATTTTTAATCGTGAGATTACTCGTCAACGTATGCCCGGCTGGCACGCTGCACAGGTTGCTGATTTTGGTTTTAGTGGTTGGAAAACAACCAAAGATACTGCTACGGATGATAAACTTGCTTATCGTAAGATTGGTAAATACAATGATAATGATGTTTATTATGCTGAAATCAAACTTCCTCGTTGGAGCAAAGAACTTGACGGTGTTAATATAGAAGATGTTAGTGAAGATGCTCGTACAATGATTGGTTATCGTATTCCTACTGAGGGTAAGCAATCTGTTATTATCATGCGTGTTGTTGAGTTTCTTCCTGATGTTAGTGATAGTACTGTTGTTCTTCCTGAGAACTGGGTTCATCAATCTGGTTCCGACTATGATGTCGATAGTGTTTATGCTATGACATTTGGTCTTACTAAAGGAAAAGATGGCAAAGTTACTGTTTATAATGATAAGAAATTTCATCTTGATGCTGCACGTGATAGTGAAGAAAGTAAGATTGGTTATGTCAATTACGTTCTTTCTAACATTGATAAAATTGCTCGTAGAAAGATTCGTGATTATGTTGATAAAGCTGCGCTTACTAAAGATGAGATTAAAGCTCAATCTAATGCTGAACGTGAGAAGCTAAATGCTGATTATTACGAAGCTGTTAAAGCTCGTATTGATAGTATGTATAAATCCGTTGACGGTATTTGGAAATCTGCTAAGAATAGTAAGAATCCTAACGTTAAAGATGATTTGTATAAGATAGCTACTACTATTGGCAATAAACCTAAGAATGTTAAAACTTCCGATTATGTTGCTGGAGTTCTTACTCGTCTTTACGAGCTTAAAATGTCTGGTACTATTGCTGAAACTGAAGCTCTTGATAATGTTCAGCTTGTATTCGAGCAACTGCAACAAGAAATGGATGCCCAGTCAGATGCCAACGTAGAACACTCGCAGAAGCTCTCCGAAGCCCTACAAGACGTTTTCTCGCAGGCACGTGAACAACAGTTCAACGAAGCACAAAAGTCGACGAGAGAAGCCCAAATGATGTCGTATGATAAATGGTTTAATGCTGATAAAGCCGATAGAGTTGATACTTGTAATCGTAATAATGATTTGCTTGATGCTTTTATTAGTATTCTTCATTTGGACAGTGCTGTTGAAGAAAATGTTGGTACGTCTAACTTTAAAGTTTTAGATGAGTTTAATAAAGCTTGGCGCAAACGTGTTGATACTGCTTCTCAATATGTTGTTAATCCTAATCGAGTTGGTTCGCATGATTTTCTTACTCAGCTTAACTGGCATGAAGCTGCTTCTGCTGGACGTACTCTTAAAGGTATATCAGTTAATCTTGATACTCTTGCCAGTATTGGTAATGTAACAAGAATGACTGCTCATAAAACTATACCTGTTGTTTATAGTTTATCTGAACTTAAGAAATACTATAAAGATGAAGCCGCCATTAAAGCTCGTTTTAATGCTAAAGGAGAAGATAATGTAACTATTGACGGCGATAAAGTTATTATTCGTCATAATAAACTTGGTTGGAGTAACGATAATAAGAATATTCATGGTGCTCTTATCACCTCTTATACTTCACAAACTACTGCATATATTCTTGACGTTATGAAAGCTGATGCCGTTCGTAATCTTAACCGATATACGTTCGTTGCTTTCAAAATAATGACTATTGCAGGTATTGATTTTGATACAGCTCTTAGTATGCTTTATCAACCTATTATGGATAAACTTGTCCGTAATGTTAACGAAAATCAAGGTTTTGGAGTTAAGAGTGGACTTGACCCGCTTGTTACTACTTTTGTTGATTTAGCAAAAGCAAATGGTATTGAAACTTCTAATAGTATTAATGCTGTTATTTCTGCTCTTGATGCTAAATTTGGCGATGAAATAGAACGTATTTATGGCGATAGACATAATCCGCCTATTAATATTGAAATGAACCGTAAACGGGCTGAAAACGAACTCTCCCCCGTAGAGGAACAAATCCATGACTATGTTGCTCTTAAACAGTTCTATAATATTCGTACTCTTGGCAATATTATCAACAGTCACCTTTCTATTATGACTACTGATAAATATGGTGCTAAGCAAACGTTTTATATGAACAATAAAGTTTTTACTGATATTAATCGTTTGATTAACAGTTCTAATAAACTTTATTCTTTCAATGAAGAAACTGGTAACGAAACTGGTCTTCTTGAATCTATGTTTCCTGGAATAGAAAACGGCATTGAGGCTTTTGCTAAATCTAATGTTATGCAGAGTACTTATCCTATTCTTGCTAATTATTTACAAAAGTCTACCGTTCTTTCTGTTAAAGTTGCATCTGCCTTTAATGATACTGCTTCTGAACAATTTGTTCAACGAGTTAACGTTCTTGGTGATTTGACTTCTAATGGTCGTCTTACCGAAGAACAATATAAAGATTATTCTGCTTGGCTTGTTTCTCGTTCTTATTTAGCTAATGCTGGTTATACAGCTTTGACTTCTCCTATTACTATTGATTCTCAAACTGGTATGTTTGGTATTGATAAAGTAATGACTTCTGATGATAGTTATGCTATTCGAGAAATGGAGCTTGCTCGTATTGCTGGTATTGGTTTTAATAATGAAGCTATTGACGATTTAGTTATTAACGATATAACTAATCCTACTCAAGAAGAAATTAACGCTTTTAATCAACTTACTCCTGCTCAGAAAGTTATTTGGATACAGCAAAATTTTGGCGAAGATATAGGTATATTTAGACATTTTGATGTTAATACTTTCAATGATAATACTTTCCGCCGTCAAGGTTATACTGGTCAACAAATTCGTTTAAATCAAGGTAATAATAACATTGATACTGTTCATAACGATTTTAATGTTGCATGGAGTAGTAACAATCCTATCATTAAACTTGCTCTTGCTGATTTAGTTAAATACGCATACGTTCTTGAAGGTAATCTTTTCCGTTATGGAGCTGTTACTCGTGCGATACCTGTTACAGTTCTTAATGCTTTTAATCAAGGCGGTCTTAATATAGCTGATGATGCAAAAGCTGGCATGGACAATTGGCGTGTTTCTCCCTCTACGGGGCAGGTATCTGTTAGATTGGCTCTTGGTTATGTTCGTCAAAACCTTGATAGTTTTAGAACTCAATTTGCTAATATAGGTCGTCTTATTGCAAAGAATAAAGATAAAGAAGCTGCTCTTCGTCGTTCAATTTATTATACTAAAGATATGTCTAAGATTGTTATCAATCTTAATAATATTGGCGATGATATGACTCCTGCTGAATTTAATGAACTTCTTACTTATGGTAATTTGATTAACGAAGACGGTAGTCCTAAAACTGTTATTCGTCTTACTTACGGTGGTGTTACTCGTACCTATACTGGTATTTACGATGACGGTGTTATTGTTTATCATCCTTTGTCAAGGCTTTCTACAATTGATGTAAATAAGACTGTTGAAAAGAGTATTATCAAAGATAACAATATTTATCCTGCTATTGACGAAGTAATTCATAATGCTACTGAAAATAAACTTGCTAAGCATTTTGATTTGCTTATGCAGCAAATGGACGAAAGCGATATTGTTACTGTTGAAACTAATGCTGCTGTTGAAAATGTTATCGCTAATAACGATTTTTACGAAAATCCTGCTCCTGTTGTTGTAAATCCCGGATTTACTGGTACAGTTAATTTTGTTGCTCGTGACGGTTATACTTATATAGCAACAAGAATGAATAATGAAATAGCTGCTGCTATTACAGATAAAAATGACCAAAATAGTGTTGAATATGCTCGAATACTTAAAGAATATCCTAACCGTAATCTTGAAGAAGATTATCAACTTCATAGAGTAGTTGTTCATAAACCTACTATTCTTTATTCGGCTATATCTGACGGTGACCCAATCGTTGATAGATTTAAGCGAGTTAATGCTTATATAGGAAGACGTGCTCAGAATGGAGATAAGATTGCTGCTTCTGTTATGCGTACTTTCCATAATGCCAATTTGAATAATATTGATGCCAATGCTATTGCATCTAATATGCCTCTTAATGCAGTCGCTGTTGCTAATTATTTCAAAGCTGTTTATTCTGAACTTAATGGTCGTATTAATAACTTCATGGTTGATGTTAATGGCAATTCTATTGCTATTGACGACCCTGCTGTTATTGAAGCTGTTATTGCTGTTAAACGAAATATTAAACAAGTTCTTGCTAATACCGATTTTGTTAATAATGTCGGTGCTGAAATAAACATCAGTACAACCCCCCGTAGAGGATATGACAATGAGCTTATTGCTGCTTATAATAAAGTTATTGAACTTATTAATAATGGTAAGATTAATCTTGATAATTTCCAAGCTGCTTTCAAAGATTATATTAATCTTCCAGCGAATGAACTTTCTGAATTAGGTAATAATATTATTGGTTCTGTTCAAAATGTTATTGCCGAAGTTGAGAACGATACTATTAAGAATGATTTCTTTAATATTATTAATACTGTTAATACTTTACGTAGCCGTTTCTCTATGTTTAAAGATTTGCCTGTGACTGGTGCTGATGATGCTACTATTGAAGCAATCAATACTATTAAGGAAATTCTTACTAAACTTGAGAATAATGTTGCGGTTAATAAAGCTCGTGATAATTGGTTTATTCGTTTCTATGAAGTAACGAGCAACAACCCGATGCTGAAAGAAAGAATGATGGACATCTTTACTAACTATGGAGATACAAGTTTCCTTGACCTTTGGTTACAAGATGTTCATTTTAATCGTAATACTATTGTTCAAATTGTTATAAAAGAAGTTGATAAACATCTTAAAGAAGCTGAAATAAAAGGTAGAAATGAAGCCGTTGAATTTGCTTCTCAGATGAAAGCTATTAAAGAACGTGCTGCCAAAGCTGGTCAATCTGTTAATTATAATAGAATGATTAAGAATGGTCGTTTTGTTCAAGCTTATGATAGAAAACTTGATGAAGATTATCTTACTTTAGATAAAGCATATACTGATGCTGTTGCTGCTACTCAAAGTACTACTTCCGTTGAAGCTCTTTGGGCTAAACATAAGAAAGACAGATTTATGGCTAAAACTACTATTAGTAAATTTAAGCCTATGGTTTATCTTCTTGACGAGAACGGTAAGATTGACGGTGTTATTGACCCAGATAAACTTACTCCCGATGAAAAGAAGCAATACAAAGCTGTTCTTGATGCTGGTATTACTTTGACGTATGAAGATGCTCTTCTTACTATGGAAGAAAATATGCTTACTAAATATCCTGATATTTATTCTCGCTATAAAGAACTTCTTCTTGAACAACAAGACGTTCTTCTTAAAACTGCTAATGGTCAATATAGCGAAGAACAAAATAATAAACTTAAAGTTATTTATCGTAAGATAGCTTATCTTACTAATGAACTTTCTGCTTCTCGTGCTCTTTCCGAATACGTTTACAATATAGCTAAAATTAAAGAAGCTTATTTTGAACGTAAAGCTAAGATTGGTTTCCAAGAACAACTTGAAGAAGCTCTTAGTACTATTGAGCGTATTGAAGTTCGTAATGACAGCGGCGAACTTCTTATTGATAGAGAAAGTCTTATGAAGAATGCGGAATATCGTAAAGCTAAAGAATGGCTTATAAATAACGCTACTTATACTATTGATAAAGAGTTTACTAAAAGTCTTAACGATGCTTATGCTGAACTAAAAGATGCTCGTAAGCCTGGAAGTATTTTTGCTACTTTGGTTAAAGCTAACAATGCTCGCGATTCTTATGGTATTGTTAACGGTAATTTATTTAGTCCAGAAGAAGTTGCTTCTATTCGTAAAGAAGCTTTGTTTGGATATAACATTAACCAACGTAGCGGTCTTCCTTATGCTGGTATTATTCGTCCAGTTAGAATTAATGATGTTGTTTATCTTCCTGAATTTTATAATAAACTTAAAAGTAATCGTAAACAACCAGCCGAAGAAATAGAAGATACTGAAGCTATCAATACTATTCTTAAAAAGGCTTGGGATAATAAGGGTGCTTTTAATTTTAGACAAGGTGCTCATAGTCTTACTATTCAAGACCTTAATAATGTTTTACTTTTGCTTGAAGATTTAGGTCTTGTTCGTGGAAAAGGAAGTAAAGCTGTTGCTGAATTTATCGAAGAAGAATGTGAAGTTGTTATTGATGAAGATAGATTTAAGAACGACCGTATTGATGCTCAATCAAATGGTGCTGAGTTCTACAATAAATGGAAAAAAATCTTTACTAATGGACAAGATGTTAATGGCGATTTAATTCCTAATACTACATTCTACGGTACTATTCGTCCTAAAAATATTGATAAATGGAAAGACATTAAACGTACTAATGCTCTTCAATTTATTAAGAAACATACTCGTACTGTTACTACTGAATATTATAACGAAGCTTATCGTGCTGCTCAAGCAAAAGGCAATGAAGAATTTATTAAGTGGTATAAAGAGAATCACATTTATAATCCTTACGCTCATACTTATGAACCTATTCGTATTTGGACTACTACTGAATATATAGACGATAATGGTGTTAAAGTTAAACCTAAATGGAGTCCTAAAATACATCAAAGTGAAAATATTGCTGATGAAAAGCTTCTTAATCCTGAATATAAATCTAATTCTCGTAACTATAAACAAGGTTCTGGTTATGATAATGCAGATTTTGCTGCTCTTAACCAATACGAAAAAGAGGCAATTGATTTGATGTATAAGACTATGCTTAGACATGCTTATACAGATAACAATAAATATTATGTTAATGCTGGTTATTTGCCTTCGATTGCTACTGCTAAAAAGTTTAATATGGCAGAAATTGGTAAAGAAGCTCTTGCCTTTATGGGTTTCTCTGCTAATGTTCCTACTGATTTGAATTGGAAAAACGATAATGAGATTAGTTTTGATAACGATTATCTCATGCCTAATCCTATGCTTCGTAGAGTTGTTGACCCTAATGCTAAAAAGAAGCAACAACTTCCGAGATATAGAGATGATAACAATGGTGAAACTCAAGCTGATTATATCGTTCGTAGAAACAATGCTCGTTATGCTAATTTGGAAATAGATGCTGATAATGAAAAATATAGTGCTGAGAATATAGATACTGATTGGGATAAAGTCTTTGATAGTTTTATTAAGACAAGCGCTAATCATGATGCTACTCAAAGTATTAAACATATTCTTTATGCAGCTACTGATGCTCTTAGTCAGCATAAATCCTATGAAACTAAAAGTTTTGGTCGTAATCTTGTTGTTGATAAAGACCTTAGTGATGAAGACCATATTACTTACAAAACAGTTAGTAATAGTAATACTATTTCTCAATTGAAAGATTATATTCGTCGTAGAGTTTTCCAACAATATAAAAATAGTAGTAATCCTACTCTTCTTCGTTTGGCTGGAACTATGCAGAATATAGCCGGTACTAAATATATGACAGTTAACGTTACTGGTGGTATTGCCAATATTCTTACTGGTCATACTAACATTGGTATGGAACGTCTTGCTCGTGAATATTTTAACGAGGGCGAATATGCAAGAGGTGCTGCTATTTATTTCGGTGGTACTATTAGTTATTTTGCTGGAATGTATAGCGATAAAGCTACTTCTTTACAAGACGGTATTATTAAAGTTGCTAACATTATTGACTATGATAGAATTAATCTTATAGAAAGTGCTGCTGGAGTTCGTGAAGCTCTTAAACGTTTCCGTGGTTCTTTATTTGCTGCTCAATCTATTGGTGAACATCACATGCAAAATAGTGTTCTTTTTGCTATGATGCAAAGTCATAGACTTGTTCAGACTAATGATGGCGAATGGAAGATTATGTCTAAAGAAGCTTATGCTCGTGAAGGTTTTGAACGTGCTCTTCTTAATGTTCTTACTGATGAACAAATTTCAGAATATAATGCTGCTAAAGAACGCATTCGCAGTAGTGAAGAAGAACGTTTTAAAGCTAATACTTTCAAGATTAATCTTGTTACTAATTTCGTTAAGACTCTTAGTAAAGCTCAACAAAGTGAATTTATTAAAGAGCGTAAGAAAGTTCGTGCTGAATATAATAAAGCCTTTGCCGATAAATGGGATAATATTTATTCTCAATTTGAATTACGTGACGGTTATGCTGAGATTAAAGCTGATAGTGCTTTAACTTATAATGAATTTGCTGGATTTGTCAATAAAGTAATTAATGTGAATAAAACTATTCATGGTGTTTATGATAAGATTGGTGCTGCCAAGATTGAAAATAATTGGTGGGGTGGTATGGTTACCCAATTCCATAAACATCTATATCCCGGTTTTAAAAAGCGTTATCGTTGGAATGCTTATTACGATGAAAGTCTTGATACTATACAGAAAGGTGCTTATAAAAGTCTTGCAGATTTTCTTGCTATTCCTTTTAAAGAAGCTCGTGAAGCTAATAAGAATAGTGAAAAAACTAATGCTCTTATAGGTCTACAAAACTTCCTTAAATCGTTTGTTAATTTCGCTGCTAATTTCCATACTAATTATATGCTTCTTCCTGAAAACGAACAAGCTAATATACGTAGAACTTATGCCGATTTTCTTTGGACTATGGCTGCCTTTGCTGGCGTTGTTGCTTTGACTGCTTTAGCTGGTGGTGATGATGATGACGAAGAAGCTATTTGGTATAATCTTCTTATGTATAATGCAGACCGTCTTGCTTCCGAAGCTCAAGCATTTACTCCTTGGGGTGCTGTTGCTGAAAGTGATAAACTTTGGAGTAGTCCGTCCGCTTCATTTACTGGAATTAAAGATGCTTTTAAAGTTGCTTCTATTATGGTAAATGCTATTGGCGATGGTGAACTTCTTGAAGAATATAAGTCTGGACAATATGCTCACAGAACTAAACTTGAAGTATTTATGCTTCGTAACATTCCTGTCGTTCGTGGTATTAATCGTCTTATCGAACTTCCTAATAATAATAATTACTATAAACTTGGACAAAATATGATTGGTGTATTTGATGCTAAATCTCTTGGTGAACAACTTAGAGATTAATAACTAAATACTAATATCCCGCCTACAACATACTGTGGGCGGGATTTTTTATTTTTCTTCAACAAACTATTGTTGTATCCAAAATTCTTTCTATATTTGCCAATGCAGGAATCGACCTTGTTGATAATCATGCAAATAGTATTGATATTAATAAGCATCACAAAGGTGATGATTAAAATCTTCGATATGCGAGTGATACTATGCTAAATGGACAAAGCTAAAGACTTGGACTAAGTATTAGTATCGTTCAAAATATTGCTGCTGACGGTCATAATGTTTTTGGATATTCCATTCACGGAAGAGTTCTTAGAACCGCGCTTGATGATGGTGTTAGAGGTTTGGTTATGATTGAAGTTGTCGATATTCCTTTTATAGGACAAGACGAATACCTTAATATGGTTGTGTCAAAATAAATTGATGCTGTACATAAAGAGGTTTATAGTCAAAGATAAACTGTATCTGAACATGATATAATAGATGTTGTTGCTTTTCATAGAAAAGCTACAACACAAGATAGTAAACCGAATATTTATAGAGATAAATATAGTAATAAGAGTGCCAAACCAAAACACGCTCTTATTACAGCTTCCGAAGATAATAAGGTTGATGCTGCAAATTTGACTATTATTGGAAGTAAAAAGCCCCGACCTACCACTGTGGTAAGCCGGGGTTTATTGTATCTATATGTGCCGTATTTGGCGGTTTCCTTTGCGAATTTCGCATTTTCTTGCTGGTCGTGATAATTTGTATTGCTTTGATACGAAAGTGGCGTAGTGAGCCTTAAAATAAGTCGTTACTGGGAAGCATTAATAGCAGCAATAACAATATCAAAAATACGGGCAGTAACTATATAAAAATTAACTCCCCCGTAGAGGATGTAAACACAGCATTAACAGCCATGTCTATCCTCTACGGGGGAGATTATTGTTATTCTAACTAATATCTATATTGGGATTTAGCACCAAGACCATTTTGCCTAAGCCAATCATCATAATGAAACAAAATAGTTTTGCATTCATTTTCGGAATAGCCTTTGGCAATAAGTTCTTTACGTTTATCTCGAACAGCTTCACGAATTTTATCTTCACGTTTTTGCTCATTATATTCTTTAACTCCATTAGCTCCATTTTCGATAAACGCACTAACAGAACCAGGATTACAAACAAGATAAATAATAAGAGCAACTAAAAGAATACCAAAATTAAGTAACATAGCTATAATTTCTTTAATAGTTTCAACATATTAGTAGCATCAGTTTTCTTGTCAAAAACAAGATTATT